TGGACAGGTGACTCAGAGAAAAAACCACAGAAGGTTCGATCTAAGAGTGCCTCGCTCATAACCGATTTCTACTTCATAACCGAAGATGAAAAAAACTTTTTACTCACACGCCCGATGGAATACATAATATCACAGTTACAAATGTCTAAATTACTGTACAAGCCAAACGAATCAAAAAAATCGGCTCTTTTGAAATTTAAACACCCCGTGAAAGAATTATTCTTCTCGGCGAAGGAAAAAACTGGTATAACCAACGTATCTGAACCTGTGTACGCAATTTCACAACCTGTCGCGACCATCAACGCCCAGGGAGGGTCTGTAATTTCGAATAACGGGTTAGTCGCTGTGACATATGACAACAGCTCGACGGGAGAGGTGAACATTTACGAAAAAGATTCGAGTGGAAACTGGCCTTCCACCGCCTCGGCGACGTACACGGGGTCCTCTTCAAGCGAATATTTAGGACGGGTCCTAGGCGTTTCGGATGATGGTACTCGGGTTGCCCTACAATCGTCCACGAAGATGATAATCGTGGAGAAACAATCGGGCGTTTGGACGCAGATCGGTTCGGATATAACAGCACCCTTTACTGCCATAACCGGAAGTTGCCTGACCGGCGACGGTACTAAGGTTTTCGGGTCTCTGGCGTCGCCGGCCAATTGGACCCAGTTGGGTACCGACATCGATGGCCAATCTGCGGCCGACCAGTCTGGGTACTCGGTATCTATGTCCTCAGACGGCACGCGCATGGCGGTCGGCGCCATAATGCCCCCCCAGAGCGGCGGCATCCCCGGCGGGACCGGTAAGGTTCGGGTGTACGAATGGGACAATGTATCTTGGAGCCAGCTTGGCGCAGATATTAACGGCGAGGGTGTGGAAGACTACTTTGGCAATTCAGTGTCTATATCCTCTGACGGCACGCGCGTTGCGATCGGTGCACCATTTAATAACCCCACCAATACTGCTGCCGGCGACAGAGTCGGCCATGCGCGCGTGTACGAATGGGACAATGTATCTTGGAGCCAGGTGGGTGGCGATATTGATGGCGAGGCTGTGGGCGACCAGTCTGGGTACTCGGTATCTATATCAGGAGACGGTACGCGGGTGGCGATCGGCGCTTTGTTTAACGACGGCACCGCCTTCAACGCCGGCCACGTGCGGGTCTATGAATACGATGCTACTTATGGTTGGAATAAAATTGGAAATGATATCGACGGCGAGGGTTATGGAGACCGGTCCGGGCGATCAGTATCTCTATCATCGGATGGCACGCGGGTGGCGATCGGTGCATATATTAACAACCCCACCAATAATGGTGCCGGCGTCGACATCGGCCATGTGCGTGTGTACTCAGAGAGCAGCGGGGCGTGGAGCCAGTTGGGTGGCGATATCGATGGCGAGGCGCGAGACGACTTGTCCGGGTGGTCAGTATCTATATCAGGAGACGGTACGCGGGTGGCGATCGGCGCTCCCCACAACGACCCTAGCACCGGTAATAACGCCGGCCACGTGCGTGTGTATGATTGGGACAATGTATCTTGGAGCCAGGTGGGCCAAGATATCGACGGCGAGTCTGGGGGTGACCAATTCGGAAACGCGGTATCTCTATCATCGGATGGCACACATTTGGCGATCGGCGCTCCCTACAACGACCCTAGCACCGGCGATAACGCCGGCCACGTTCGGGTGTACGTCTACAACAGCGTCACTCCTGCGTGGGAGCAAATAGGGCCAGATATCGACGGCGAGGCTTTGGACGACTTGTCCGGATACTCGCTATCTATGTCCTCAGACGGCACGCGCGTGGCGATCAGCACTCCTTTCAACGACGAAAATGGTATTTCGGCCGGGCACGTGCGCGTGTACTCACTCTCTGCACCCACTACACCAGCAGTTTCATCATGGGAATACAGTGGTAGTAGTTGGTCACAGTATCGCTCCGATATCACTGTAAACACCGCCGTATCCAGAATCTCTCACTCAACAAACGGTGAAATCCTGGGTTTGGAAGATGCGACCAAAACCGTTATACACGCGACGACCGACTCGGCGTCTACGTATACCAAGCGCCACGCTGATACTCAATATAGTGAAAGGTATCATTCACTATCGAGTGATGGTGCGAATTTGGTATCTTTGGAAACTTTGGGATCTAAGGTGTGGAATCAAACAAACTATGTCTACGATGGCGTGGGGGGAACACAAGTCCCTTGGTATACCACTTCCGCTTCTAGCATGGTAGAGATCTCAAGGAATGGCAACTTTGTATTTTGGAATGATTCCAGTTCTAATACATTTAAGTTATACAGCAAATCGGTAGTTGATGGAAACGTCCAGTGGACATTGGAAACGAGCCTCGCGTACACGTACTCTCCAGTTAAGATGTCACCACTCGGAGGCGATGCTATCATAGTGACCGGATCGGGGTCGGTGGGTGCCAAGATTCACGACATCACGGCCACTTCGGGAGGTACTGAAGATCGTCTACTTAACATCTCATCATCCGACCAAGAATTCACGACACTTTTACCAGGTAAACGTTCCGATCACAGATTAATAAAAAACGTAAAATTCGCGTGTAACGGTGAAACTATTTTCGATCAAAGTGGGCAATATCTGGCGTACGAACAATCTCTTCGACACCATACAGGATGTCCAGACCCCGCGTATGAATTTTATACGTACTCCTTTTCTCTCCAACCCGAGATGTATTACCCCACGGGACAATTAAACATGAGTCGTATAATACATAAAAAAATTGATATAGAATTGGGAGAAACATCAACTACACGTGACATAGATGTTTCAGTATACGCATTAAATTACAATATACTTCACGTAGAAAGTGGTTTAGCAGGCTTAAAATTTTAACGTATAGTATTAGGAATGGCGGGACGATTACAACTCGCCACGAAGGGTACTCAGGATATATTCTTCACGGACGATCCAGAGTACACGCACTTCGTAAAAAATTTCAGGAAACATACAAACTTCGCGAAATATGAAGTAAACCATGAATTAGATGGAAACCTAGAATATGGAAGTACTTTAAGATGTACGATTCCTAACAATTGTGGTGATCTCATAAAAAACGTTAGTGTTCAGTTCGAACTTCCACCTCTCACGTTTGGTACTACGTATACATACATAGAATCTATAGGTCATGCGTTGATTGAATATATAGATTTGATCATAGGAGGTCAGGTTATTCAGAGAATACCAGCAGATTGGCTCCAGATACACTCCGAAAACTACATAACTCAGACGAAACAAACGAATTTGTCCAAATTAATAGGTAAATGTCCAGACGAACTTTCGGGAACAAATGTGAGTGATACAAAAATACAAGGATATTTGGGAACCGCAACTACTCCCCGAAAATGTATAGTAGACATACCTTTTTATTTTTATAATAATCCAGAATTGTCTATCCCTTTATGCGCACTTACCCGGCAAGAATGTGAAATAGAAATTAAATTAAACACCCGAGAAAAGTGTATAACCGATTTACCGGTGAGCGCTTCACCCAATAATACAACATTCAATGTTGTTGTTGAGAGTGGTGGGATGGCATATATAATAGACGGTGCTACCCACCCCACGCTTACATTGATAAAAGGGAACACGTATAATTTTACATACAATAAATCTGGGCATCCTTTCGCGTTGAGAGAAACGGGTGGAACATCATACGCGAATGGTTTAAGTTCGGCCACAGATCCCGCAACTTTTACAGTTCCACTCGATGCACCCAATACGTTGGAGTATTATTGTACATCACACTCGGTTATGAAAGGAACTATAAATCTAATTTCTTCAGGTATATATGATGTGGGTATAAACTCAATGTCTCTCCAGACAGAAATGGTACAACTCGGAGACCCGGAACGGATAAAATACCAATCAGAAGAAGTGAATCATATCATAACACAACTCCAAGTGAGCAGGGATACGATTCCGGCCAATACAAACCCTTTTAAACATAGAACCGAATTTATAAATCCAGTCAAAGAATTATTTTTCGTTATACAGAGAACGAGTGTATCGAATCCGTTTGATTATGATCACCCGAGTCAAATTTTAAACAATGATTATATTTCCTACGAAAATTTACAAAGTTTGGAGATGACATTGGATGGTGAAGTCGTGTTGAATGAAAAGACGGGTAAATTTATAAACCTTCGAGCTGTTCAGAGTGGTATTCATCATTCCCGGACGCAATTATTTAGACGATTTTACTCCTACAGTTTCGCATTAGAACCAGAAAGATGGTACCCCACAGGTCAAAGAAATTTCAGTATGATCAAAAACCAAAATTTCAAATTTGACTTGAACGCTTTGTCAGAAAATAGAGAGCTTAGAGTTTATGCGCTAAGCAATAACATATTAGAATTTAAAGATGGAGTCGCAAAACTTCGCTTCAACTCTGGAAAAATCGGCAATTGAGATTATAACACCTGTATTAGAACACTCCGTGGTTCTCTCAGGACAATACGCTAAAGCGTGTGGTAGGGATACTATACTGGGAAAGGATATGGAATATTGTATGAAATATTGTGCCATGAACACGGTCGGTAATAAGATAGGTTCCTATTTTCCAGACATTTACGACGAGGAGGAATCGGATGATGAAGAAATCGAAGTCGTAGATGAAGTGGAAGAGGATATTCAATTCGAGCCTTATTCAGGGAGTGATGTGAACATGCTCGCTATAAACGATGCGTATGATGCGTGGGAATCATGGAAGCCGACTAATCCGTCAGAGAAGATGATAAAAAATGCTATTGATAGTAATGAGCACCTCTGAATTACCAGAGGGATGGACCGATACAAATTATAAATCATTTAAAACGGTAGACAACTCATCAGAATCGAGTCTCTCAGACGAAGAAGATTCTGATGATGAGGAAGAAGATGGAGATGAAAAAATCAAGGGGTACAGGAAAGAAAAATACAAAAAATTAGTCTTTGTTGAAGAGTTATTACCAGAATAAAATCTTAACCTATTATAAAATGTCTAACCCTGCCGCTTCCGAGGTACTCGCTTCCATCTCCCGTGAGCTCGAGACTCAGTCTCTCAATGCCGTTGTTGCGGGTTTCTCCTTCGCGGCTGCCCTTTCTTGGATGGATCTCGTTCGATGGGGTATTCACCAGATCGTACGCGTCCAGAAGAATGGTGGTCTTAACTACGCTCTCACCGCGCTGTTCACCACTCTCCTCTCTGTCCTTGTATTCATGCTCATCTCCCGCTTATCCACTCGCGTCAAGAAGCCCGCTTCTCCCGTATTTGCCATCACCCGCTAATTTTTTTAGGTCGAGTGAGCAAAATGAACGCTAAACCGACAAATACTATCAGGAAAATGTATACATACCCTTTCCACCTATCCGGATCTTCCATTTCAGGGATGCGCACAGGTGGTGGTAAAGAGAAATCTTTAACGACCTTAGGTGTCGTATATAATTTGTCTGTACTACATTCGATATTCAGTTTTAATATATGGTTAGCGTTTCTAAAATTGTACGGGATTAAACGATTATTACTACTGTAGAAGAATTGTATACGTAATTTTGATATGTTTTGTGTACCCGTGTCAAAATTATGCTCTACCGCATCATCAGAACCCGAATAGTTAATAACGTCACCACACATAAGGATTCTCCCTGTATAAAAGGGTGTATCGGAATATACAGTTTTATTCAATTCGTCAGCGCCGTTGCTGATTTTTATGATGAGGGCATCTGGGCCCTGTAAATTAACACTTCCGGTGGTGAGAGTGTTATTCGTGGATGTCACGTTACTCGCGGGGAGACCTAAAATATCGTGCGGCGTTGTTTTTCCATCCACGGCAACACTAGAGTGATACCCATTTGTGCCACCGTAAAAATTAAACGTAAACTCAGAAGAACCAGTAAATGTTATATCATTTTTATCTTTATCATACGCGACAGTTATACCAGTTAATTTAGTATCCAATTCAGTAGCTAAAGTTCTTCCGCTATAATTTCCATTATCAAGTGTAATTATAGTATTAGTATTATTAATAGAAAACGTATTGTTATTATCATTAACGAGTAATTGACTCGCGTGAATACGTGCAGAAACTATAGACAATTTCTTAACATCATAAATAGGATGACGTAATTCGACAACGTAGTCTCCTGGATTCGGATACGATACGGGATCTCGTTCACTACTATCTATATCTAACGTGTATACGCTCATTAAAATATATGGATAATATTTTAATGGGTGTTATTTTACAATCTATATTATTTAAAAGTATTGTTGAGATAAAGGGTTCTTTTGCATTTGATTTTTGGCTATGTTGAGACTGGCACCCGATGCCAATGGATTCTGATTTCCCTTGTATGTGTTTAATTGGTGATAAGAATCGTTGGTGTATTGCTGTGTCCATCCACCGTTGACACCATTGACACGCCCGTCTATACGAGTAGTGTCTGTTCTCGCAGCGGTAGGTAAACCACCCTGATTGAGGGGCCCGGAGCGCACGTTCATGCGACCAGCATTACCGGCACGATTCGCCTTGCCTCTGCGATCGTCGGGGCGGAACCCATACTTTTGAAGTTCCTCGACGGTATGAGGTGCTGCGTACGTACGCTTTTCGCCAATTTTGGAGGCGGGTGAGGTGAGGTAGCCGTGTGCGTATTTGTGAATATTGGGTGCGGGATTATTGTTGTACGCGTATTGTTCGATATTACCATCCTTCTTATTCCTGGTGGGATCCTGGGAAGATGTGAGTTCGGATACGAGACGCTTAGCTCCACGGAAACCGAGACCGTCGGTTCTGGATCCAGTCTCGGAACGGTTAGTAGGTCGCTTAGTATGTTCATGTTCGGAACGTACGACGACGCCCGACATACCCTGCGCCCGTCCACCAACTGGGGGGCGACGACCGGTCAGCATAGCGGTAGTCTCGGGCCTATTATTGCCTATTTCACCCATGACACCGCGACGACCACCTGATATATCATGCGCTGGACCACTCCTACCGGGCAGGGTAGTTAAACGATACGCACCGACGTTTTCTGGGTTTACACGAAAGAGCTGTTGATGTCCGCCGAAAGATGGAACTTCGGGACCCACGCCTAAACCGGGGCCTACGAGTTGTTTTTCCACTGGGGAAAGATTATTCATTCGGCCTGTGTCAAACATGCGATCACGCATTTCTAAAACTTCACTTCCACTGGTCCTATATTGAGGAGCTATGTCTCCGAATGTGGGATGTTCGAGTTTGCGCTGTGGTGTACGGGTTGAGGAATTATCCATAATCGCTGGAGCAACCATATCCTGTATGGGTTGTATGGGCTCAGTCGCGGGTGGCATGGTTTTTTCGGGTTGCTCGCTTAATCGCTTTCCTAAATAAGCTAATCCAGCTATAGCAGCTATAGATACTGGGTCCGCCATTCTTAATTGTTGTCGATATTTTTTATTTAGCATATCTCTGATTGAACACAACATTCTGAGTCATCGCACGAGTACTGGCGGGCTCATAAGTCCTGGTTCGAAGAGGCAACTTGCATTCGACATTTTGAATGGGGAAATATTGATTTTCGTATGTTTTAGCTATAGATGTATTAAATGTAGAGGTGGATTGAGGACGTAATTGATCACTCGTTTCTATGAATTGGGCTGGGGAACCTTTACCGGCCATATAAGGAGCGGTTCCGTATAACATGGTATTTGGGCGGCCGGATCCATAGTTAAGTGTACTGGGCTGAGGGTAAACAAAAACTTCATCGGTCGCACACACGGGAGGGTGTGCTGGATTCTGGACAAGACTTAATCCTGGTTGGAGTTGGTACGCCATTTATTATTACACGAGAATATTATCTACCTAAATGGGTGGTTTTATTACATACCACCCGGAGACGATGGACCAGTCCTTCGCGAACCACCGCTACCAAAATTACCATAACCACCACCACCCCTAGCACCTTCATTAGTATCTATACCCCCAAAAGCTTCCAATTGAACGCCGCGAGCGTTGGGATCGCAGAATAATCCGTCAGTCTTACACATAGGGGCACCCTTCTTACCATATAAGAATTCGGCATATGCGGTCTGATCGCCTGGTATTCCGGATACTGGAGAAGTTACAAACTGCCTCGCGAGAGCGTTCCTTTGACGATCTGGCCAAGGGGAACGAGATTTCTGGGGACCGTATTGAAGATCACCGGTTAAATATTTATCTATTTCCGAAGAAACACTATCTACATCACAAGCGGAAGGGCGATCGGGGCGACCATCATAATCGGACAGTAAAACGTTTGCCATGGGGTTATCGGCGGTAGGGAGTTGGCATCCAGGATTTCCATTAGCCGCACGCGCGGAACCATGTTTAATCATGTTATTTTGTTCCATCGCGTATAAAACACCAACACCAGTAGCACCGAGGACAAATACTCGAATATCGCGGCGAATGAGGTATAATATGCACGTGGCATAAATTATAAACCTGACACTCGCGTTAACCCGGTCTGCTGAGGATTGTGTGTTTACTGGCCAAAATTCCGTAATTTTATCTTGACGTACTAATTGTTTTGGATCGTTAAAGACGGATACCATTTATATATAAAACTTTTATTTTTTCAACATATTCCCAAGTAGACCCTGCATAGAAGCCATGATCTGGGCTTCGTCCAATTCTTCACCATCGGTCTGAAGCTTATCAGCGCACTGCTTCGCTACATTTTCAATCATACTGAGAGTTTCGGGGGGGATTGAGGTTATAGTCGTACCTAGCATGTATAGAGTTTGAAGGTACTGCCAAATGGCAGCCTTGGTGGATTCGGACGCATTGGGCCAGCAGGCCTTAATGTTCATGTCGCGGAGAAATTCAATACTATCCGCATTTTCGAGGAAAAACGATTCGTCGCGGGCATTTACTTTTCCGACATGAGGAGAAACGCCATTCATAAACCCTTCCACAACAAGCTTTCCGTTAGCGGATCGCATGAGTTCGAAGGCTGCGATGTATTTCTTGATACTCTTCTCTTCTGGGAAGGTTTTGTAGAGTTCAGTGAGGAACTGGCCCATCATGTCGTTAAAGGCGGTAACCGAGGTCATTATATACACGATACGTAGATATTCTTTAAGTTAATCAAAATGGGTCTGTTGAAATGGTTTCACGCTTACCTATTCCATTCGATACTATAAAATACACTAAAATCATTACCAATGCGGCAGGTTTAGCATATGCGCTAGTTGTTAGGGTTCCTTCGTTATTTAATTTAGCCTTCATGTGGATATAACCAGCGGTTAAACCACCCGCGATAATACTGGCTCCAAAGGGGTCTCGTAGATATTCGTCTATATCCATATACTAATACCTAGTTTTTTTTATTCTCGAATCGGGTGCATCTGGAAACAAATCTTCATCTTCTGGTGGAGCTTGTGGTTGTCCTGGTCGTACCCGTGGAATCGTTCTAAATTCATTTTCAAAATGGCGCGGATGAGCTTGTGGTTGGGGTTGTTGCTCCATGGGTGATTCTTCCATAGGTTCTTCCATGGGGGGGGGTGCTAAGTCTTCCGGTGGTGCGTCTACCATCCCCTCACTTTCTCCAGTTGGGTTATATTCGCCACCCATTTCTGGTTCAGGTTCTGCTTCGCCACTTTGTTGGGTTTCATCATATTCGTCAACATCGTCAGTTTCGAGGTCGGCATCTTGAGGATCAATAATATCGTCAGTTGTGCTCATATAAGTTTGGAGAATTTGTTGTACGGGTATGAGTTCCTTTACCGTCGCTTCAATACAAATTCTAAAACGCTCAAATAATTCATCATTACGATTATATTCAGACTGATTTTCACTGAAAATGTATGGATTTTTATATAAATCCTTGGCTGCGTTTTTATAACAAGAATGAATAAAAACTTCATTCGAGGGTAACTTTACGGAAAGTTTCTTAACGTCCTTGCTCAAGCGTACGGCTGACAAAATTTTCACCGAACTGACAAATACCGCAGCTACGAGATCTTTAAACCACGCGCACCTATCAGCTATGTTATCGGTATGTTCTTTAGACATGGTTTCGTTCCACTCTGGAACATCTTGTAAGAGTTTCTGAAACATGATGAGAACCTTGCGGCCTTTTGAAAGTTTATGTGCTTCTTGGTACATAACATCAAATACGTCGATCATAACTGGGCACATGAGAATGGAAAGCTGGTCTAGGTATTCGCGCTTGGCTTCTACTAGAATATTGAGATTATCCATATATCATGTAGCCACTTTTAAATATCACCCTTTTCCCGCGAATCCCCTGTACTTGTTCGCATACTTTTTAAGATTTACGAGGGTTGGAAATTCTGTGGTATCGTCTTCATTTTTCCCATCGTGGATCTGTTTCTTGATTTTCCACGTTATTCGTAGTAAAAATTCTCCTATGATTGCGACATTAAACTCACCCAATTCTAACTGACGCTTGACGTAAGATGTCGCTTTTATCCTATCATAAGTTGGGTATCCCAACACCATCATGGGAACTTCAAAGTCAACGTAAAGTTGTTTAATTTCAACCGCACGCTTTATTTTCCTGGTAACTTGTTCGTATAACTTGACGTATGTCTCTTTCTTGATACGATTTCTTTTGTCAACGACTTTTGATATGTCATTTACGCTGATCATACAATTAGGTATGACTATAATTTTAATAAATCTAACTCACTATCTCGAATCTCTTCGTATGCCAGATATTGATGTCCTTGTATATCTTTCATGAATGGTGAAGAGTTAGCTGGAGGCTTAACATCCATGGGTTGTTTGTTGGCGTTTATGATACTTATTTCATTATTAGCTACTATGACTTCAACCGTATACGACATACCATAAGAAAACCCACCTTCTTTTACACTCATGAATGTGCACTTGTATAATTTTGTTTTGTTTTTCTTATGAGAATAAATTTTCATATCCGTCGTTTCTATGATGTAGTTACATAAACCCGTTTTTTCTGTTATATACTTATTAGTCTCCAGAACAATTTTTTGGAGCAAATCCTTATCTACTTTAGAATTTTCATCTACGACATATTCCTCCATATTGAGCTTTGGGTCCTCTTCAGGAGTACGTGCAGTTTCATACTGCTCCGCTCTGGATAACATGAGAATGAGTAATACTATGAAAAGTAATGCTACGACTTTCATTTATATATACGTAAGAAAAAGTGTGTAATTTTTTCATCTTTTTTTTACGTAATTATTTTAGAATGTCCCTGTTAATTTTCAGCCCGAATTGTTCACATAGCATGGAAACATTAAACTATATTAATAAACACGAAACATTGAGACAGATCGTTAATCTTCACAATATAAATAGTATGGGCATACCACCAAAGTTTAGGAATAAGATAACACGTGTACCTACGATGTTGACCCAGAATGGAAAATTATTAGTCGGTGCTGAAATAAAAGCATGGTTAGAATCTTTACTTCCAGTACAAGAGTTAGAATCTTGTGAATTTGGATTTTCTGGGATGACGACATTAGACGGAGAGGGTACGGATGATATTTTTAGTTTAGATAGTTATGGACAATCTTTACAACCCGCTATGACAGCGGAACTACAGGAGAAAATCAGTAAAGATGTAAAAAATGAAGCGTATACTGATATAAAGAATTAAAAATAGATTTATTGAGAATGAAATTAGTCACTATTCAAGCGGCTGCAATCAAATCAACATTTGAAGTATTAAAAGATATTCTTAACGACGTGAATATATACTTTAAGCCCGATGGGATGTATATAGTGACGTTAGATACTGCGAGAACTTCTCTTATCGACATGCATCTAGCAGCTGAAAATTTTGAGGAGTACGAGTGTGAGAGTGAGATAGATACAGGTATTAATGTGACTAACGTCTATAAGCTTTTGAAAACTATAACAAATAATGATGTACTCATTATCAGTATCAATTCCAAGGAGTACATGAATATAGAGATATTTAATGAATCTAAAAAAACTTGTACCAAATTCGAACTAAAACTTCTTGATATAAACGAAAATCAAATAGAAGTTCCAGATATGACTATGACAACGAACACACCAATGCCATCGGTTGATTTTCAGCGCATATGCAGGGATATGTCAAACATAGGTACTGAAATTGAAATTACACGATATGAAAATAAATTGAAATTAGCATGTAAGGGTGATTTTGCAAACCAAGAAACGGAAATTGAATGTATAGATAATTGTAAAAAAGTTTATGGATTATACTCGTTAAGGTATATGAATATATTTACCAAAGCTACGAGTATGTGTGCAACAGTTCAAATCATGCAAGAAGAACAAAATAGATTTTTGATTCTTAAATACAATGTCGCAAATTTGGGAGATCTCAAGTTTTATTTAGCTACTAAGGTATCTGAAGATCCGTGAGTTTTCCATCTACCACTTTAACACTTTTAACAATTCCCAGAATATTCGTCAATTTGATAATTGGATATTCGTTATACGTCTCTCGGTTATACCAAAACATGTCTTCGATTTTTATATCATTCCTATAAAAATCGTTGTGAGGTCCCGCATAACGAATTATCTTTCCCAACACATCTTTTACAGGTTTTCCAGATACATCAATCAATACCGCACTTTTCAATGGGACGTGAAATGAAACACCAGGCTTCTTTTTAGGTGGCCATTTGAAATCCATATCACGTGTTAAATATTTATAGATTTTATTTCCATACCAAAACTTTATTCTCACTAAAATGTTCTTAACACATTCGGGTGGGATCGCTTATCACAGTCGGCTGACATCTATATCCGCGTAATAACCATCTATATCAGAATCCCAAACCTTTCTCTTCATTTATCCAAAAAGGTTCGTCGACTATCTTTACTTTTTGTGTGATCCACGTCGTATTCTATACATTCAGTGACTATAGTAAAGTCGTCAACGTATGTTAATTTCTTTACTAAACTTTTAAAAATGTAAATTAGGTTAATTAAAAACGAATGTATAAATCTCATTAACATACATGGAAGGTAATTTTTTAAGCAGATATAATAATAAAATAGATGAATGGATGAAAAAAATAGAAAATGAACCACATAATAAAAGCATATATGAACGTGAAATGTCGGATTATATGATGAGTTGTACACCTTACATGAAACAATATACGAATACTACCGTAGGTGAAGTAAAAACGAATAACGTTTTCAAATTAAAAGAGACTACAGGACTTCAAAAGAAGGATATATTCACGGATTATCTCATAGATGTAGAAAATATGAACTTGGATAGACCTATGGAAAGAGTGGCTATAGAAAAATGTCCAAATTGTAGTGAAAGTAATTTATTTCATTTCAGTAATACCGCGGATGTCGTTTGTGATTCGTGTGGTATGGTTGTTGATATACTTATAAGTGAAGAATTAACATACAAAGAAGAACAAGAGACGTCGGAGAAGATCATTAATTATTCTTATAAACGGGATAACCATTTCAACGAATGGTTGAGTCAATTTCAGGCACAAGAAATGACGACCTATTCCACCAGAAGTAATACAACAACTTCGAAACGAATTCAAAAAGATAAAAATTAAGTCATTATCCGAGATTACACATGCCCGTGTACGATCTCTTCTTAAAAAACTTAAATTGAATAAATTCTATGAGCATGTGCCTTACATCTCTAATATTTTGAGTGGAATAGATCCACCAAAAATGTCGATGGAGTTGGAGGAACGATTACGAATAATGTTTAAAGATATACAGAAACCTTTTAATGAACATTGCCCCGCAGAAAGAAAAAACTTTTTAAGTTATTCATACGTTTTATATAAATTTTGTGAGCTTCTAAGTGAGGATTCTTATTTACAATATTTTCCATTATTGAAATCAAAAGATAAACTTCACCAACAAGATGTTATTTGGAAAAAGATATGTTTTTCACTTAAGTGGGAGTACATACCTACGAATTAATATAAAAATGACCAACTCTACAAACGCACACATCGGCTCCTTTGGTTCGGTCGCGGGGACCGAAGACGAAAATGACACAGCGGATTCAAAATAAAATACCCGCGTTATATATCTTACATGACATGTTTAAAAAAATGTACAGACATTCCGATTTTATAGGTGCACAAATTTCACCCCCAAATATTATTACAGTAATAACGAAAGATGGGGTTGAAACCTACACGAGTAATACCGAAGTGTTTAGATCAGAAGCAACACTTGATAAAACAGCGAAGGAACTTAAAGGTACGACACGAGGAAAAGACAAGATAGCTCGACTCTTCATAGAGCCGACGGTTGTACGTAAAGGTCGTTTTACGATCACACTATATGACCCATGATCCTATAGCTCAGTTGGTTAGAGCGTGGTGCTTATACTAAGTATACACAGTGAAATTGTATTCACATGAGGCACGCCAAGGTCGCGGGTTCGAGCCCCGTTGGGATCATACTTTTATAAATATTTTTTTTGTATTTATAAAAATATGTTTTGATATATTATTTTAATTTTGATATTGTGTAAATAGCTAATAAAGTGTGCACCGTATAATATACAAAGTTATAACTATCCATAGATAATATACGTTTTATTTGTAATATCGAAAAAATGTCATATAATTGTCTATTTTCATCTATACCACATTTATTGTTATAGATGGGCATAAGAATACATGATTGTTCTTTATTTGGATTAATTATCCCTTGGACGATTAATCCAATTGTACCTAATAAAAGAGCGTATAAAATACGCTGATCTTTGAAAATGAATGGACCGAGATAAATTAAAACAGCTGTGACATTGTGGAGATAATGTAATATATTATGCTCGAGCGACACTTTCTTTTTACATGGGTATTTATACTTATCTAACATGTAAAAAGCCAACCCTAAGAGACCCAAGAGTAAAACTTTGTTCATCGTTCCTGAATTATACGAATATTTTTATCTTTGATAGAATCGATCTCCCGCTCCGATAGTATAAAGTTTGAGTCGAGATTTTCTGACATGTGAGTGACTGATTTAACAGCTAAAGCCGCACCCGTATTCAGAATCCAACTCATCACCATAACACTCGGGTTACACTCTCGCTCATTCGCGATAGCACAAATATATTCATCTGTGAGTGCATCTTTAGACATGGGACTATAGGCCATGACGCTAATCATGTTTTTATCGCAATAGTCGCGTAGTTCTTTTTGTTGGAAATATGGGTGAAGTTCAATTTGATTAAGAGCTGGTTTCATGTGTTTTATTTTTTCGAGATGTTCTATCTTAAAGTTTGATACACCGACATTTTTACACAGGGTTCCCTCAAGTTTTTTCATTTCGGCAAACACCTCGACAACATCCGCGTCGAAACGTTCTCCATCTTTGTATACGACTGGCCAGTGTACGAGATACATATCAAGATATTCTACTTGAAGGGCGTCAATACTTGTTTGACACGCGGCTTTTACATCGTCGTGTTGATCATTCCACAATTTTCCGATGATGAAAAGATCTTCGCGAGTACACACACCTTCGTCGATACATCTCTTAATGTCGTTCCCGATCATAATTTCATTTTCGTAAAAATGCGCACAATCGATAGTTCTGTACCCACATTTGATAGCATTATATACATCATTTACATTTACATTAAACGTCCCATAAGCAACCTTATGCATTTCGTATTTATTTGGAAATATCATTCGATCAATACACGTCTTATTCAAACCGTAACAGAGTGTATCAGTTTCAACTTTAATCGTATCATCCACAATATTTTCACCAAATGAAAAATGAATTTGATCATTTTTCACGCTCTTATCGTTATACATAAACTCAAACATTTCATTTAAATTAAACGTGTCACCACAAGAAAACATTTTAGGTAGATTGAATGTATCCGAATATTGTCTATGTCTTTTGATAAGTATATCATCATGAATACCTAAAACGTGACCGACATGCGAGGCACCTATCATTCCCACGTTCACAGCTTCTCCATGGTAGTACCCACCTTTCGACACATATTCCAACGCGTGACCGTATTGATGACCGTACATGAGAATCGGATGTTGTTCCCATGGATCATTTCGCACGTGTTCAATTTTGGCTTGAATTGTTTTCATTACATTGGAAAACATGTCATCGTTTGAGAGTGTAAAGTTTTCACAAACTGCGTGTTTAATAATTTCCGCATACCCATCCCATATGAATCGAATGTCTAAAGTTTTTAAAAAGTCGTAATAAATATAAATATTGGATGGTACTTTATAACACCCAATTTGATTTTTTCCATAGCCTGTATTCAAAGCCTGTTTATAAGATATACACGCATCCGTCATAGCGAGTAGAGTCGTCGGAAAACTCACAAACTCGACACCTCTCTTATACGTGCCAGCTATAAACCCAGCCAAATTACTTACAGAACCACCACCCACAGATACAACAACCGTATGTGTATCCATTTTATTTTTCCCCATGTCATCTATAAATTTTGAATAATAAGAAAGATTCTTATATTCATCTTTGGCTTCGACTTCAAATACAAGTCCATCAATAACTGGAAGTCCGTAAAGTTTTTTTATGTTCGTGTCAATGAATAGTACGACCCGGTTATTGATATCCTCTATAATATGTTTCCACCCAGTGACATTTTCAATGTTACATATATTTTCAACCTTTCTGTTGATTAAAATCTTCATGTAATATATATGAATATACTCCTATTTATTCTGGTACTCGTTCACGCGGTGTGGATTATTGGATTCCAGATCTTTGGATTATTCATATTACCGAGAAAATTATATTACCTATACCCTCTCGTGTGTGCGCTTGTAAGTCTCCACTGGATTGTATTTGACAATAAGTGTATTTTATCGGTTCTTGAAAATAGGGTATCGGAGGATAAAAACGGTAACGACGACACGTTCGTGTATAACGCGATACGTGATAATATCGGTATCCCCATTTATGATCAGAAAAGGTTTCAGCATACGATGATGACCTTGAGTTTTCTATACGTCGCGTATCTGTATCGTAAAGATGTTAAAATTTTGACACTCTCTCTGACGTGTTTGTATCTTAATAGATGGGATGTATGGTCTAAAAATTTTCTATAAATACAGTATGAGCGATTGCTATTATACAAAATCATATACAATCGACAAAGGTAATTATGATGGTGTAATAGAGTGTACATATGTTTTACTCATGGAAAACTCCAAACGAGAAGAACAAATACTACGACAAATTGAAGATGCCAAAATTACATCAAAGGTTGTGATTCAATACAACAGAGGATACAAAAAATGTGAGAAGAACCTGAGAGTCAATAAACCAAACTACGACCTCGAGGATGCTTTGAAAAATGTGTTTAAGCACGCACTCAATCAAGGATATTCCAGAATTATCGTACTCGAGGATGATTGTCAGTTCGATGAACGTATCAGAGATCCAATCGTCGTGAATGATCTGCGTACATTTTTGGATCGACGTGACCCACAAATATATAACTTGGGTACACCTATATCAATAACGTCACCGTTTGATATTCTCTTCCACGAAAGGAATCAGCGTTTATTATACACAACATGCACCCACGCCGTAATTTACAATAAAAAGTATATGGATAACGCAATACATCGTAAGTTTATGTTGGGTCACACAGATTTCGAACATAATAGAACTTGGTCAAAGTACACGTACACATACCCACTCGCATATCAAATATTTGAGGATACGGAAAATAAAAAAGAGGGTTGGGGTTATGTATCATTCATAGCTGATATTCTATTCAAACCCCTGAAATTGGATACACAAGTACAACCAGGGTTTGATCGTCTCAAACTCGCATGTGACTATACGAGCATCATATTGTTCTTATTATTGTTATTCTATATAATAAAGAAATTTGTACGTAATTAAAATGGTGATTTACTATAGTATGAGATACAGGTCCGTGTCGAGAGATTTTTTCAAGACACGATGGAATCTTAAGGGATTGGTGGAAGATCATCACGTCATTCCTAAACAATTTAGGGGACACCCAACTATCAAAAAATATAAGTACGATATGAATTGTAGTACTAACATAATTCTATTACCCACAAAACATGGAAAACACGTCATGAATTTACGTGAAAATCGGTTGGTACATGATGGAAATCACTATAGGTATAATCTCTTTGTAGAACAAATTTTAAATGTAATACAGACAGAAAAGGATTTAAAAGACTTTGTAATTTATTTAAAAAAATCATGTAGATTTAATCCAGAGAACATTCCTTGGTGACAATTTTTTTAATTTCTACTTTTGTATTTAGTGTAGGTGGAAAATTAATTAAATATGCTGTATCTAAACCTGTCAAATTCATATAATTGTGAGCCTGCATTTCTGTAGATTCATTTAAATTTTTTATAGTTTTAAATTCTAGAATCGTAGAACGATTGATAACTATATCTGCGCGTAAATTTCCTATGACATGCCCTTTGAATACTATAGGTATGATTCTTTCGGATTCATAATGAATCCCTTTCTCACGTAAAATGACTTCCATTGCGTTATGATATACACGTTCGCTGTACCCTGGACCCAAGGTCGTGTATATTTCGTTGGCTAAATCGTATACATTTACCTCCATGTTAAATGATGAAATTTAGTCTTTAAGGTTATATCTCATCATCGCATCTTCGAGTTCATCTACCTCGTACCAAGCTAAATGACATTCTTTAGAATTTTTATTATTTTCACAAATCTCGAGTGCTTCCTTGATAGCTTCATTGTATCTCAAACGTAGCCTGTCATTCTTTACCTTTGATTTTTGTTTTGGGATATCCACTATAGTTTTTTTACCATAAAGATTATTTAAAACATTCGCACGCGTTTTAGCAAGCCTTTGACTATAGGAATCGTTCGAAGATTGAGCTACACAAATCATCTAGTATAGGAAAGTATTAAATATCAATATATAATACAATGACTTCTTACAATATCCCAGAGTGTACTTATAAATATCGTGTATCTTCCCTTGCGAAAGTTGTCGATGGTGACACAATCGACGTGAATATTGATCTGGGCTTCGATGTGTCTACTCAACAGAGAGTCCGACTCTTAGGAATTGACACTCCCGAATCTCGTACGTCTGATAAGGAAGAGAAGGTATTCGGCCTTCTATCCAAAAAGAAGCTCAAAGAATGGTGCCTCAAGGCTGTCGCATCTGAAAAAGATGACATAGAGATAGAACTTCGCTGCCCGGAGGCTGATTCTAGGGGTAAATTTGGGCGCGTATTGGCCGAAGTATGGGTGTGTGAAGATGGTGCGTGGACTAACGTTAATAAATGGTTAGTTGATGAGGGATACGCAGTTCCATACGCCGCTCAAAATAAAAATGAAGTGAAGGAATTACACTTGAAAAATCGAGAAAAAATATTAGCTCGAGGGGAAATATCTACTTAAAAAATTAGGAGTAATATACCTTATAATGTCTTCCGTAGGTATCGTCGGCCTCGGCCCAGTTGGTAAAAATCTTAGTATTAATATTGAAAAAAATAGGGATGTTCATGTTTTTAATAGGACACATCCCAAAATGTATGAACTTGTAAATGAAACTGCTAACGTATATGGTCATGGAACTATATTGGATATGGTTGATTCCATGAAACGTCCTCGAATGATCATGACTGCCCTACCTCATGGAAATATAACGGATGATTCTTTAAACAATCTCGTAACGATATTATCACCTGGAGACACTATCGTAGACTTAGCTAATGAACACTATAAAGTATCCAGAAATAGAAATGCTCGTTGTAGCTGTCGAGATATAAATTATCTAGGTGTGGGTATTTCGGGGGGTGCTCGTAATGGTCCAGCCTTGATGGTTGGTGGTCGCTGGGACGTATTTTTAGAACATCACGATTTTTTTAATTCGTTCGCTAAGAATGTAGCTTATATGGGAGAAGATCCCGGTTTAGGACACTTTACTAAGATGGTTCATAATGGTATAGAATATGGGATGCTTCAAGGCATAGCAGATATTTTTGCGTATTGTGGGCAAGATTCTAAAGTTATGGAAATTGTTATGAAGGAAGCTTCCGAAAGTGATATTTCCGGCTTTCTCATAAACTCTGCCCGTGATGTCACTAAGATGTATGATGTATCTAAAATTGTAGATGTAGCTGAAATGAACGATACGGGATCTTGGTGTTCTATTTTCGGATTGACACATGATATTTCTACACCAGTTATTAACGCAGCTCTCAATGCTAGAATTACGAGTAAACATTCTAGATTTTACAAAACCATCAATAACAAGGATTTGATGAAAGACGTTAATACAGCTGTAAATGCTTTAAGATTTGTGTTTGCGTCATCTATCATGGAAGGATATAGTCTTATGGAACATACCAGCGTGCCGAAGGAAACTATTCGTAACGCTTGGTCAGCTGGTACAATCATAGATTGTCCCATGATAGAGGGGAAGTTTTATAAAATTTTAGATGATACGTCTATGGATGCTCGTGTTTTTAGTATTCAGTGTGCATCTTCTAGAATTCCGTGTCCATCTGTCCAAGCCGCGTTGACACAATACGATTATACACGTCAAAAGCGTACATCCATGAATTTTCTCATGGCTCAAAGAAATTATTTTGGTCAGCATACCCTGATCGAAATTTAATCATTTTTTCAAAGATGGTGCTTTTACAGCTATACGCTTAACACCTTTACCACCTTTACGCACTTTATATCCTTTGGGAGGACTCGCCTTTTTTTTATTATTATTATTGTTTTTTCGTGGGGTAGTTATGATACCACCATTCGTAAATAGTGGGTCATTTTCTAAACACTTTCTGTTATTACATATAAAACCTGGTGTCGCAAAACCACCTTCCGATTGTCTGAGATAATATCTTTCTATTCGGTCCATTTATAATTACCGATATTTTTAATTGTGAACCAACTTAAAAATATTGATGAAAAATATATCAAATGATAGCTATCGCAAACTTTATTCTTTTTCCTATCACGTCCATCAAAAGAAAACTTATGAAAACGAAAGCTGTCGTTGATGACGCACCACCCCCTGTTATAGTGGATAAAAATTGTAATTACGGAGATTATTGTGTCAAGGCTACGGTTGATATGTATGGACCCGATGGGGATATACTACAAACATTTATGGGGTATAGTCCTAGCATGAATATTTGTAATAAAACGCGTAACGCGTGTGAACGTTTAAAGAGTAAGACTAGTATGTGTGGAGATCCTAGGATGACCATTAACGGTGGAGAATGTGAAGAAGTTATATTTACAAAGACGAGGTACGGGATGCTTAGACAGATTTAATTATCGTCTTCTTGATTGACATTTATGGGTGGTGCCTCGAGTAGATCTAATTCAAATTTATTTTCAACGTCTGTTTCTATTATACGAACTACGCGACATTCTCGTGTTTTTATAGTTGTCTGTGTCGGTGTTATAATAGCGTATGGGCGACATAAAAGTGCGTATTGCATATTATACTACAGGATATTTATGAACCCATACATTACATATCCATTTTTCCCCTTTAGAAACGGGTTCACCTCCGTGAAGAGCAAATTTAGTTTCCATGTTCCAAATATTCAAAGTATTGAAATGTAATAAATCTCCTTTCGTTAATTTATATTTTTTATTTAAATTAGGGAAATTAGTTTCCCCACCTTCATAATCATCATTTAAACATAATATAAAAGTGTACACTCTTGGATTATTTTTACCATTTTTTAAGACGTCTTGGTGAGCTTTGTAAAAACCACCTGGTGTATATTTAACAACTTGTAAGCTTTCACAACTGTTTACATTCTTATCTACCATATCTACACACCTCTGCATAATAGAGTCTACGGTTGGACTTTCTCTATATCCAATCCAAGCTGTATCACTTTTTCTGATAGATGTATCTACATTCTTGTTTACGTTCACGGTAGAAGGTTTTAATCTTGGTGTGGCTATTTTAATTATCTCATCACATTCCTCTTTATTTATAAAATTCCTTATGACGACTGGATTTTTATATGTAGGTAGTAGGAATAAAAAAAGTATAACTACTAAAATAAATGATAAAATGAATTTTGTCATTTATTAAAAGACAACATTATATTGTACGGAATTTTAGATATGTACCTTTTGCGTATTTTGTCCATGGTTTCATTCGCATACGTTGTTATCTTAGTTATTTCATAAATGATATCATCCACATTTTCTGGGTATATCATGTACCGACGAAGTAAATCTCCGATGGTATCTATGACCATTCGGTATATGTCTTGAATATCAGTTATTTTATCGTTAAATTTATCTCGTCTTTGTAATTCTCTTTTGAATTCGTGTTCAGTCATTTCATTCAATATGTATCTCATTCGAACGTATAAGTTATTATCGTATATGTATCCGTATCTTATCATTAATTCACGATCCAATTTATTAATTTCTAAGGAAGTTTCCAATATTTCTCGAGGAGCTTTAGATCGTTTAAGTTCGTTGTAATTTGGTCTCCCTCCACATGGAATATCACCGTGTTCTCTTGATTTATTTTTAAAATATGCTACGTAATGTGGGTTATGTATTCTACCCGTCTCTATACATCCAGTTCTCCAGTCAAATGCTGTATGACATTGTGTACACCACATCTGCGCACATCCGTCTATTTTATGAATCATCGTATTACATTTTGGGCATGGTTTTGTATCCCGTTTTATTAATTTAATAGTTTTCACGGTATTTTTATCACAGACGTGTCCGGGTGTTAAAGTTTCGTGGCAATTTTCACAAAATTGCATTTTACACACACCACACTTATAGTCATCGGATAAAAACCCCCTACACTCTTCAGATAAACATTTCTGAATGTATATTCTTGGTGTGGTGTTTAATGAAACTTCAGACGAATAATATTGAACGGAATCTATCAAATTTACCAATTCTTTTCTTATAATGAGTGTTAGATTCATTCGAACGCTTTGTTGAATATGTACACTTTTCTTGACATTTTCTAATAAAAATAATAAATAAATGTACGTTCTTCTCAGGCTACGTATATTCAGTTCTCTCTCTACATAAGGTTGTGTTTCTGGTAAACGCGCTTGTTCTCTTTCGAATAAGACGTTCTCGCGATGTTTTCTTAACGTCGTATTTCTAAACTTTTTAGTGCAGAACGAATCCACAAATTCCCTGTTATGTTCATGTTTACAATTCATACAATGTGGATCCTTCGAGGTGGATATGATATAGGTTTGTGCACACGTTTTACATACATCATACGCACAGAAAGGACATGAAACTTTAAGATGACTGGTTTTATTAAAATTCTCAGTACAAGTTTGACATGTATCCATTAATTATAGTATACGATAATTTCTTTAAGTTTGGGTGTCTGTCAAGTTTTTTTTATCATGTATATAGTAAATGAATAGTAATCAAGGTCCTATGATAATCGCACTTGTTTGCCTCGTAGTCGGAGGAATTTTGATCCTCGGCTGGCAACAGGGTTGGTTCAGTGGTGAGGATGAAGGTGGATCCAATGCCCCAGGCCCCGGTCCTTCCGGTCCTTCCGGTCCTTCCGGTCCTTCCGGTCCTTCCGGTGAGGAAGGTGGCGAGGAAGGTGGCGAGGAAGGTGGCGAGGAAGGTGGCGAGGAAGGTGGCGAGGAAGGTGGCGAGGAAGGTGGCGAGGAAGGTGGTGAGGAAGGTGGTAACGGCTCTTCCCCTCCCGCGGAGACCTACGTTCCTTGGCCTCTCGAGTCTAAGACAATGACCTCGTCTTGCCGATCGGTTTAAATTAAACCTAAGTAGTTAACACATTTATATAATAATCAAAAAAATGAACATCGACGAAGATTGTTCCGTGATTACCGACATGCCTCTCAGCGACGAGGTTGTCGATTTCATCGAAAAAGGTCTTCACCGCGATTTGACGGATAAGGATGTTATCGAGTGGTGCGATGATAATCTTGACGATCTTGCGGGTATATATGAAAGGTACAGGGGGTTGAACGTATCATATAGGATGGCGGAGATGACTATGTTTTTTGTTCAGTCCGTTTACGGACGAGATGATGATATGGATGTTATTAGTGCATTTGTAGATTGTAATTAAGTACGAGGACGCATTCTTTTAGCGGCTTTTACGGATATACCCATTTCTTTCGCGCGTTCCCTGTTTTTAGCTACCTTATTTTTCGAAGATTCTTTTTGAAGCATCTTTTTTGCGGATTCCGCCGCACCCTCAGCGGCTTTCCTTTTCTCTACATTCCGTTTAAGTTTTTCTTGCATAGTAAAAGCTTTCGCGGCGCCACGAACATTTCCTACCGCTTTACTTTTCTTCAACGCAACATTCGCAGCCCTGGCGAAGTTATTTCTTCTATTATTCGCACGTTTTATAGCCTTTTTAAATAAAGGATTAATCGTTGGTTTTCCAACTTCATATGTTGGCGGTTGATTCTTTTCAGCTAAAGGATTTGTAGTGGTCTTAAAAGTCTGGAATAATGGATTACTATTCTTTTTCGTATAAGGTTCGTTGTTATTGCTATTACTATTGTAAACTTTAATGTTATTGAATTTTGTATTTGGTATAGAGTTCAATTTACCAGTTTTATTTTTTTTACCTATCCCGTTATTCTTAGAAGGTGCGGGTAAAGCTAAAGGCTTTTTCTTTCTTTCATTAAAAGCCTTTTTAATTTTTCCCATATTCACTCCCACGGAACCCCCTTTATTAGAATGACTTTTCAACATAATACTCCTAGCAATAGGAATCGTGGGAGCATTTTTTATAGCGAGAACAATTTTATTGGTTGAGTTGAGCTTCTTATTTGGTGGGGGTGGAGCCGGTAAAGCTAAGGGCTTCTTATTTGGTGGGGGTGGAGCCGGTAAAGCTAAGGGCTTCTTATTTGGTGGGGGTGGAGCCGGCAAAGCTAAGGGCTTCTTATTTGGTGGGGGTGGAGCCGGTAAAGCTAAGGGCTTCTTATTTGGTGGGGGTGGAGCCGGTAAAGCTAAAATTTTGACTTGTTCGATATTTTTCTTGTTATTTTTAGCAACTTTTATAGCCGTAGAGTTTCCATTTTTAACGGCGAGTTGAAGCTGTTTGTTCGCTTCTTTTATCTTTTTATTAGTTTCTACACGGATTCTTTGAATGGCTTCGGCTGCTGCGCGTTCCGCTTTCTTATTTCCTTCTTTCGCGGCGTTGTTATATGCTTTCTGAGCCTCACTTATTTTCCGTGTTAAATTTGCAATTTTAGCCTCATTTTCCCGTTTATTTTTTGCGACGCTTTCTCCCATTTGACGAGTCATAGCGACGAAACTTTGTCGATTTTTAGTTATTTGTTCTTTCAACTTAGTAGAAGTGTTTTGTACTTGTTTTAAAAGTAGAGCGTTTTTTCGAGCCTGTTCATTGGCCTTTGTCTCAGCCGCTTCCAAGTTTGCCTTTGCTTTCTGTGCCGCAATCTTAGCTTCATTTGTTTGATTCTTTATAGCCTGTTGTGCTGCGGCTTCTGCAGCTGCACGAGCCTGGTTAATAGCCGCTTTACTTTCGGTATTCTTTTTAGCGAGTTCGGATTTTAAATTTCTCTCATTTTGTTCACGCGCCAATGTGGTTGCAGCTACGAGATTTTGAAGTTCCGTCTGAGCTTTGGTCGCTGCTACTCGAGCTTCGTTCGTATTGGCGGACGCTGCCACTTTTGCTGCTTCAGTAGCTACACGAGTAGCTTCGTTTATAGCTTTACGACTTTCGTTATTTTTAGCGTTTATAGTCTCTCGTAATTTCGAAACCTCACCTTTCGCTGCTAACCTATTTTTATTCAACTCATTAATCTTAGCTTGAGCATTCTCAGCAGCCTTTTTAGCCTTGGCGTTCGCATTGATCGTGTTTTGTTTGCGCCCAGCCTCTAGTTCATTAATTTTTTTTTGAGCATTCGTTGCGGTCACTTTTACACCTTTACGCTCAGCCTCGAGTTGGCTTATTTTCTTTTGGGATTCTTGGAGAAGTTGTTTGGCCCTCACATTACCACCGGCGGCAGCCTTTTCTAATATTTCAGATTGACGCCTAACATTTCGTAATTCGATATTTATCTTCTCAGATTCTCTCTGCGCTATGAGCGATGCCCGTTGTTGATTATTTATAACACGCATAGTTGGAACCATCATAGAAGCTGGCCTAAAAGCCGAATTCGTGCGTTGTAATCGTTCCCTGTGTCGCTTTTCAGCTAATGAACGACGAACATTACCATTATCCTTGAAAAGGCCACCTAATAACCCGTTAGATCCACGTTTAGGTTTATTATTGGTACGATTCCGGTTCACATTGTTCGCGTTATTATTACGATTCCGGTTAGCATTGGCGACGTTATTATCACGATTCCGGTTCGCATTGTTCGCGTTATTATTACGATTCCGGTTCGCATTATTATTGTTCGACCGATTAACGTTGTTCAAATTGTTCAAATTGTTCAAATTGTTCAGGTTGTTCAGGTTGTTCATTTGGTTCGCGTTCGCGTTCGCGTTGTTATTAAACGCGGCATTACGTATAACTTCAACAGAACCCTTATGCAACATAACAGGTTCGCGTACGTTCATACTAGAGAGGCGTCTGCCTATAGCCTGACGCAATTCTGCTATGGTCTTATCTACGCGTAGTAAGCCAGCTTTTTTAGCTATACGCTTGACATCCTTCAACTTGACGTCGGAACTAAATAAAGCCTCATAATCCTTTTGGGATAAAGGGGATTTCGCGTCTAATAAATACTTTTTGTCGCGAGTAATAGATAAAGGTGGAAGGGGAGAATTTCCACGCTTGGCGAGCTTCAAAATTTCACACGCCGTATCACGAGATATACTTACACTCTTACCCGTGTGTAACTTCACCAATCTCCTGATGTTCACAGATTCTGATCCTGGATCACACGCGTCCATATTGTTATAATCTGATAAAAAAATATAACAATAGGTTTTAGCGATTTAAACCATGTAAATACATACGTATTTTCTCTTCGTATGACATGTTAAATAAAAACAAATTATGATTCCCTGTATCTACTTCTATGTTTTTCCCGTATGTTTCCGTGTTTAAGTGTGCCCTGACGTTTAATACCGCCGATAATAAAGCACCCATAAACTCTTTAAAGTTTGATATACTTTCTATGTATATATCTTGAGGTTTAAGCCTAACACACATGATTTTATGATATGGAATATGTATAAATGGAGTTGCAGGTATTATTTCCTTCGTACCTCCATCTATGTATATCATATCTCGATACTTCTTCGTTGATGTTAATATTGGAATGGATATACTAAGACAAATAGCATCTATGACTTTCATTTCTGGATGAGTATCCACCGAAAAGTATTCAGTTCTTCGTCTATTGAGACAATACGCTGACACGTATATCTTCTTTTTCAATTCTGAAAAGGTAGGATCGCATTCATATATTTTTACTAAAATTTTTCGTATAGGATTTATATCTATTAAACCATAGGACGATAATAACGATTTAAGTTTATATTTAGTTAATTTTTCTATATCTACGGATAAGAGGCGTTCGAGTACATCATACAGTGGAATTTCAAGAGCTAAGAATAAAGCTAATATAGCACCCGCTGATGAACCGGAAATTTCTTTAATATTTTTTAAATTTTCCTCTTCACGTTTTAAACAACCGAGAACCGTGAAGATTCCCATGGCTGCTGGACCTAGGATAATGTATTCCATCAGTCACTTAATAAAACTGAGGAAATTGCTTTCGTAAAAGAGCGAAGACGACCGCGTATACGACGGCGTGCGTAAGAATGGCGGGACGGGAAGTCTTACCAGACATGAACTTACCGGGAGGGATCGTAAGAAGCATACCCGGGCTGAGGACCATGAAAAGAGTGGTGGCCACGAGAAGATCGTTCCTGGTGAGTACGACACCCATAGCGCGAGCAACGAGAGAGTACACGATGAGGAAGACTAATGCGTGGAAGAACACGGACATGCGATCGGTGCTGACATTCTTGAAAGAAATCTTGGTACCGGAAGTCTTGAGAAGCATACCAGGGCTGAGCGCGAGAAAGAGAGCAGCGGGTACGGCAACTTTCGGGGAAGTTACGTTAGGGATCATTTAGTATATACACATAAAATTTTTAGTAAAGTGGAAAAAGTCGTTAAATCGCGCTCCCCTGAAAAATTCCTCGTGAAGATGGTTATCATTAACCATTCTTCTGAGGGTTTTCCAAACATAAACGATTCTTTCTTCGTACCACTTAGTTTGTTCTTGATACTCGAAAGTCACACGTTCCTCTAAAGGATCGTGATGCATATGACAAAATTCAACAAAATCACAAAATTTTCCTGTGTGTTCAATTTGAGCATCATATAGAAGTGTATTGATCGTATGCCACATTCTCCATAACACGTCTGAGTGTTCAACTTCCCAATCTTCGATGGTCAGTTTATTGTTCTCGTTGTATTCCTCTTCCTCACTGTCATACACATCGTATCCTTCGTTAGCTTCAAAAACGTATTGGTTCCAGACCATTATTCTGTTGGTTTGTTTTTGACACCCGTGAGAGCGATAGTAGAAGTTTCCTTCGTTGGAATGTTATCGAGTATAACCTTTAAGACGTTTTCAGCTTGTTGTTCGTTTCCGTCAAAGAAAATAGCGAGACCTTCCTTAACCGTGTTCTTATTAAGACCACCTTTCCTGACACTTTTCTTGACCGAGATTTTACCCTTTTTGAGGTTGATTACGTCGAGGCCGTTATCTAACATTAGTTTTTTTACCTGCGACTTAAGTGCTTTTTCTGCATCCGTGAGAATTTTTATATCTGAACGAGCTTCTTTAATCTGCCTGCTGAGGTCGACCAGTTTAGAGACGCTTTGGGATAGTTCATCTGTTGCCATATTGGACATGTATACTATAAAGAGGGATAAGCTTTAAATATATTAAACGAGGGGGCGCATCATGGTATCACTCGCGATAGTCGAGTTCTGCCAGATGTAAGGCTTTTTAGGATTGGGGGGCTCGGCGCGTACCTGCTGGTTAGCGTTTCGGAGGGCACCACCTACACTCTCGGGGAAACCAATCTGATTACGGGGAGCGAGGAAGTTCTGACCGGAAAGAATTTCTTCGGGTGCAAATTGGCCAAAATCCTCCTGGGTAGCCACCTTGCGGGGGAGTAAAGAAGACGCGAGACCGGTACCCGCCTTCATCTCACAGCTGGGATCAGATACGACGGGAGCCGAATCTGGGGAGCTGGGAGCGAGATCAACACCGACAGGGGCGTAGTCCTTGGGGGTGACCGCATATGCAGAAGTCTTGCCAATGGTCTGAGTGTATATAGCGTAGACGACAAGTGCCGCGACGACTACCATCATTGCCGTACGAGGAGAAATCTTCTTCATCATGTTTTATATATACTGATAATTTTTTTTTACTCACGATCCTCGAACATATAGTCTTCTGGATATGATTCGTCAAAATTGTTTTCATCCTTCTCAGGTTCAGGTTCAGGTTCGGGATGAAGTTTGACCTGGACAATATTATAAGTGGGACCGAAAGCCTTCTTCGCAAACCAAAGTCCAGAAAATTCTACTACCACGGAGCAATTCATATCCTCCTTCAAAGTATCGTAATCTACGACCTCCTTCTTGGAGTTGAAAACCTTGGTAGTGTCTAGACGTTCGGCAGAAATAGCACCTTCCCTGGAGTACGCGCGGCGTAAGGTTTGCTCAGAAAGTGCTCGGCCAAACCATTCCTCACTGTTGACAACAGCGTTGGCGACGTTAGTTTCCTGAAGCTCGTCAAAAGGCTTGGAGCAAGAAGACTCAAAAACAAAATCGTGAGAAATATCGACGATCTTTACATCCTCGAGTTGAAGAAAGTTACGCTTGCGCTCATCGGAAAACGCTCGAACGTGGCGAAGACCGTCATCTCCCTTGGTAATCTTGTCGTAAATCATTTTATACGTTTTGAACGTCTCATTTCTTTAAACCTATATAGGGTATTTTAGAAGCACGTTCGATTAACGATTTAGACATCCAACTATCCCTCCTGGGATTAAAACCGTATAACGTTTTATTCATCTGTAAATTTTTGGGAATATTCTTAGCCTGCACTGGTCTGTAATTGAATTCATTCTTAACGTATGCGTTTGATTTCACATTCTTCCATTTGTAGTTTTTCAAATTAAATCGCTGATTACCATGACTACGCTCATATCCATTTATATTGTTATTGGCACTAACGGCTTTGAGACCATGTACAATTTGTTTAGATAGACGATCTTCTGGTGGTTTGCTCGTGTACGTATCGTATTTAACAGGGTTAACACGGGTAGCTTTTTTCATATTAACGACACCCACGCGTTTCTTCAACGTTTTAATTTTGGCTAGTTTTGGTGAAACCTTTTTAAATATAGCTTCAATACTATCCGATGATTTTATATTTTTATTAAAGAGTTTACCAAGTTTTACGAGCCGTTGCCTATCTTTCTCCTTCTTTTCTGGTCTCAATTTTAATTTATGCATGAGATAGATATCTTCAATTAAGAACTCTCTACTCGCGACCAGAATGTACGTATTCTTTATCATCTTCCCAGTCAGAGCATTTCTATAAATTATACCACGTTGCCTAGTGTGCGCTACATCATGACCAAACTCATCAGGTCTCATGAATGGAATGTCTAAAATGCCGCCCACCACGAAATCTTCTACCTTATTTTTATCGGGGGAAAAGCATCGAACGTTTAAGTCTAAGGCGAATAATTCTACATCTATGAAAACATCTTTGGTGGAAGGTTTATTAGTCTTTCCATTTTTCTTCTTTTTTATGAGAGTATACCTTCGTGTAATTTTAGGACCCGTAGATTTGAAAGATAATCCCGTGAATTTGTAAACTTTACTCTTAACAGATTTGAGTCTATTTACTATTTTCATGTTCATCCTTTTCGCTATTTCGCCAAGTTTATCCCATAAAATTAACTTCGTCGCTTGTAATTTGCCAAAATACTTGGAATCGTTTGGTATGAGGGGTACAAATTTCGCGTCAATATCACTGGTGACTACCCGTTCATTGAACGGCATGTACATGTTAAACGCTTCACCTCCACTGACGATCAGATCTCCCATGGATTTTGTCGCTGTGGTAAGTTCACCTATTGTGTCTAATATTATGTCCCTTATATTATCTGTGACGAAAACGTATACTAACTTTTCAAACGTTTTAGTAGAATGTGTAGAGTGCATTCGAGCCCTAAACTTAGCGACATCACCTGCCTGATCCCTTTCGTAATATTTTTTCAATTTAGCATCTCCGAAAAATAAATTTTCGTTCATAAATTTGGCGATCGCAGACTTAGTGTAACTTTTTTCGTCCATTATAATATATAGACATTATAATCATGGGCCCCTGTGAAGACACGAGAGATTGTAGGTGTTACGCTGATAGTTTAGGTAGTACAGATCCTATGAAGAATCAGATATGCGGGACCAGAGAGAAAGGTATAATAATCACGTGCGACGATAATTGCTGCCCAGGTGGTTGTCCAAATTCCACAAATGATATAACACCTAGAGAACCTTATGGTTTTGGTGTTTCGTACACGATTTACACGATAGTTCGCTTCATTCTTTTCCTACTCATTTTACTCGTAATAACTACATACTTAAAGATCTAACGACTATACATTGTATAATGTCTACTGATACCAACTGCAACCGTGATTCATGCCTTGTTGAGATTACCGCTCTCCGCGCCGAAGTTAAGTCTCTCACTAAGATTGTTCGTAAGATTAAGGCTAAGCTTGACGATCCCACTGGTGAGAAGTCGGCAAACCGCGCCAAGAACAACGGATTTAACCGTGAGCAGAAGGTTTCCGACAAGCTCCGCGATTTCCTCGACCTCCCCGCCGACAAGCTCGTTTCTCGCAGCTTTGTAACTCGTGCTATCAACAAGTACGTCAAGGATAATGGACTCAAGCACCCCGACAATGGACGCATTCTTGTTCTTGATCAGAAGCTTCGCGATCTTCTCCAACCCCCCGCCGATGTTCAGGTTACTTTCCTGAACCTTCAAAAGTACCTAAGTCCGCATTACACGAAGGTAGAAGCTTAAAAAAATACTCCATAATAATATAAATGTTGGTTGATAAAAATACTATTGAAACCCTCGTTGGTACAAAAATCTCTAATTTGGATTTGTACGAAAGAGCATTTACCCATAAATCCGCACTCAAAGAAGATGAAACCCTATCAGGTTCATTCGAAACTTTGGAGTTCATCGGTGATTCAGTGTTAGGTTTTGTTATTACAAAATTTTTATACGATAGATACGAAGATAAACAGGAAGGTTTTCTTACAAAAGCTCGTACGAAACTTGTACGAGGTGAAACCTTGGCGAAAATCGCAACTAAAATGGAGCTTTATAAGTGGATCAAGATGGATGAAAAGGGTATGAGAAATGAATGGAATCATAACCCGAAAATTCTTGAAGACGCATTCGAAGCCTTGATAGGTGCAATTTATATGGATATGGGATTGCTCCACGCAAAGGAATTTATACTTCGCATATATAACGATCCTTCGTTTGTGAATATGGATTCTATCATGGTGGATGACAATTACAAGGATCATCTCATGAGATATTGTCAATCTAACGGTTTATCTCTACCGGTGTATAATGTGGGTCATCATGAGAATGGGATTTTTTACATAGACGTGTTTGTCGATGGTGTGTGTTTGGGGAGGGGGTTCGCTAAGAATAAGAAACAGGCGGAACAAAACGCGGCTAAAACATTCTTTTATCCACCTAAGTTAAGCAATCAACATAATCATTATCACAATGTCCGATAACTACGAATACAAAAAGCGTGTTACGAAAAACGATAAAAAAAACAAAAAGGGTGTTTATTCTCAAAAACACATTCGGATATTACTTAAACAGTTGGACTCTAAAACAATTAATGTTGGAGAAGATACGCAAGCTGATAGAAAGGGAGTATGCTCCTCAAAAATCGGAAGAGTGGTTGAGTCTAAGGGGAAACATGCTCACCGCAAGTGATGCAGCGACAGCAATCGGTGTGAATAAATATGACACACCCGAAGGCCTTCTTCTAAAAAAATGTGGACTTGGTGAAAAATTCACCGGCAACGCAGCTACACGTCATGGTGAGCTATACGAAGATGAAGCACGTATTCTTTACGAACAACGCCACAATGAAGTGGTTCACGAAATAGGGTTATGTCCACACCCGGTCCATAAATGGTTGGGTGGAAGCCCCGACGGTGTATCAGAATCTGGTAAACTTGTTGAGATTAAATGTCCCCCAATGCGACAGATTATACCGGGTGAAGTACCAGTTCATTATATGCCACAGCTCCAACTCTGTATGGAGATATTGGATCTGGAAGAAGCAGATTTTATCCAGTACAAGCCCGCAGCTACCAATTGGCCTAAGCCAGAAGAGTTTGATGTTGTTAACGTGAAGCGGGATCCTGAGTGGTGGAAAACTAACTTGCCTATAATGGAAGAGTTTTGGAAGAAGGTGTTATATTTTAGAGAACACTTGGACGAGCTTCCCAAGCCCAAAGAAAAGAAGACTCGCAAAAGGGAACCAAAGGAGCCAAAGGTTCAAACATGTGAAATTTTTTCTGATAAAGAAGACGATTATGATAGCCAATGATAAATATATACCTAAGTCATCAAACCTTTTTCAAAAAACATTATGTCGTACACACTAGCCACAGAATCGTTAAACGGGCGTCTATTTGTACCCTATCAACATGATGGTGTAAAATGGATGCTTGGAATGGAATCACAAACTTCTGGGCCTAAGGGTGGATTTTTATGTGACGAAATGGGTTTGGGTAAGACCGTGCAGTTGATTTCTATGATGCTTGGAAATCCACAATCTCGCACACTCATCATCGTACCCAAATCTATTATCATGCAATGGTGTGAAGAAATCAAAAAATTTGCACCGAATCTTAAGGTGCACGTATACGATGGACCCAATCGCAAATTACAAACTGATTCTCACGTGACGATTGCACCTTATACAGTCACGACCGTTAGAGGTGTTGAAAATGGTGGAGATACCCCACTTCACCGCGTACGCTGGAATCGTGTCATCCTTGATGAAGCTCACGAGATTCGAAATAAAACTTCAAAAACATTCAAAAGTGCGTGTCGTTTGATGACAGATATTAAATGGATTGTCACGGGTACACCCGTTTTCAATTCGATGGAAGATTTCGTTTCTTTGTGTACCTTTTTGGGTCTTCCCAAAACTTTCGTTCAAGGTAGAACCAAAGATATCAAGGATATTTACATTCTCCGACGAACCAAAGAAGATTTGGCTAAAATCAACGAACGTCTTCGTCTTCCACCTTGTATTTTTGAAAATGTGGAACTTGAAATGTTTCCAGAAGAAAAATCGTTATACGAGTGTGTTTTTTTGGAAGCGCAGAATACGATTCGAGACGCGTTTAAAACTGCACAGAGTACTAACTCTAAAAATATGATCATATTGGAATGTCTTCTTCGGGCGAGACAGTGTATGATTTACCCTCAGATGTATCTCGATGGTGTGGCTAAACAAAATGAAGTCGTACCGGAAAAGTTTACTGGGCGAATGAAAAAAATGGAAACTCTCTTTAGATTGATCGAAGAACACCCCGATGAAAAAACACTGATATTTTGTCAGTTTAAAGCTGAAATGAATTACATCCAAACTCAGTTGAAGTGTCCCGTCTTTCGGATAGATGGTTCCGTTTCAAAAGATGATAGGGTGAAGCAAATATCAACATTTAAGGCTGCACCCCAGGGAGCTGTTTTCATAATTCAGATCAAAAGTGGAGGACAAGGTTTAAACTTACAGGATGCGACACGTGTATACATAACCGCCCCAGCTTGGAATCCTGCGACAGAACTTCAAGCTGTTGGTAGAAGTCATCGAACAGGGCAGACTAAAAAAGTATACGTAAAAAAAATGATTTATAGGGAATGTCCGCGTTTCATCAGTGTCGAGGAAGAGATGATGTCTCTCCAAGGACATAAATCAATTGTATGTGCAGAAGTGCTTAACGACGATCGAATCGAGAATCAAATACCAGTAAAGAGGGTATCCAGTAAAATTTCAATTCTCGACATCCGAAAAATTTTCCGCGCTTAATATAAATGTATACAGAAGCAACTGGTTCTCGCGCGGAAGTTTTTCACGGTGGCGCCATGCACACCGCCGGTGGTCTCGTTAAGGGTGATCTCGTTCAGGACAAATACGGTAATATCAAGAGTAAGGCTGCCGTCGCTGCGGCCAAGAAGCGTATGAAGAAGGAGGGTGCTTCTTCTATGGTTAAGGTTTTCAAGCCCGCTAAGAAGGGCGACTTCAAGCTCGCCCCCAAAAAGGGAACCAAGAAGTACAAGACCCTCATCAAAAAAATGTAAGAATAGTATAAGAATGACCCTTTCTAAGTGGGATGATGCTGTTCGTATAGCGAAAATAAAAATGGATATAGATCCCAATAGTTTTACCGTGATTAAGGGTAAACTACTGAGGGAGGCTCAGATGATTTATCATTTTTTAATATCAGATCAAAAATCTAAAGTATAAATTGGAATCCTTTTAGTTGTTGTGGTTCGTATACCACGAGTTGATGTAATTTCCAAGTCACACCGAACTTCCTGTTCAAGAAATACACTGTACCTATTTCTACGATAGCTACACCCGAGTTCCTTGAATAAAGTTTATCTTCAGCGGAAGTATTTATACTCTTCCGTTCACTGTTAAAAACACCGGCTTTTATGTTTCCGTCAGGGGTTGTGTCTACTTTTACTCTAAACTTTGGATCATGCCCAACAGAGTGTTTTATATTAGAATTAAACATAGGTAAAAGTTCATCGTACGACATATGTTTTCCAAAAATATCGACACTTTGATTACTCACCTCTTCAATTATACTTTTCTCAGTTGCCTCTATAGTGTCATGAAATTGTTTGACGTAATTGTCCTCCTCGTCGTAACCTTTCATAGAAAAATCCAAATTCCATTTGGTTGGACCGACTTGTGGGACAAACCCTGATACACCAAACGGCATATACATTCTCGGTGTTTGAATTCTCATAGGTTTACCTTCGGGAGAACTGATGCATATTTTTCTTCCGTCGTACTTGAGAATGTTCAAGTCTTTTAATGTATGAAATTTTGCCATCTAAATAGTAATATACCCTAAGCTTTAAGCTGAACATGCAGGTACATTCAGCTTCAAGACTAAATTGGATTGGTCGAGCTTTCGCCTTACTCCTTAAATAATACATACCGGTCTTGAGACCAGATTTCCACGCGTACATATGCATCGAGGAAAGTTTAGACAGTGTTGGACTTTCCATGAAGAGATTCATCGACTGACTCTGGTCAATGAAATGTCCACGATCCGCCGCCATGTCAATAATACATTTTTGACTAATTTCCCATACAGTTTTGTAAAGAGTCTTGATATCATCGGGATATCGACGATAGTTTGAATCGAACCACCAGCCTTTACCATGAGATCTTTCATTTCCTTAGACCAGAGACCACGTTCTTTAGAGCATTTACTAGATGATTATTTACGACAACAAATTCACCGGCGAGTGTACGACGCAAATAGATGTTAGTCGTGTAAGGTTCGAAACACTCGTTATTACCCAAAATCTGAGCAGTGGACGCTGTTGGCATAGGGGCGAGAAGGAGGACTGTTCTTCAGACCCTTAGTCTTTACACGTTCTCTCATCGCGTCCCAGTCGTAGCGACCACTGAATTTGGTTTCACCTTCCCACATATCTGGTTGAAGAATACCTTGTGATGCCGGGGATCCCTCAAAAGGTCTCGTACGAACCATCTACCTCGGCGAGTTCTGAACTGGCCTCGAGAGCTGCGTGATAGATAGTCTCGAATATATGTGCATTCATAAGACGAGATTCCTCACAGTCAAATTCAAGACCACATAGAATGAAAACATCTGCGAGGCCCCTGAACACCGAGACCAATTGGGCGATGCTTCATGTTAGAGCGACGAGCAGATTCAACTGGGTAGAAATTTTTATCAATGACTCGATTCAAGTTCTTGGTAACAGTCTTGGTGACTTCGTGAAGTTTGTCGTAATCAAATGTTTTCGACTCCCTGTTCACATACTTTGGAAGTGCGATAGAAGCCAGGTTACATACAGCCGTTTCATCCTTATCCGTATATTCGAGAATCTCCGTGCAAAGATTGGAACTCTTAATAACGCCTAGGTTCTTCTGGTTGCTCTTAGAATTACATGCATCCTTATAGAGCATGTATGGAGTTCCAGTCTCGGTTTGACTTTTAATAATAGCCTTCCATACTTCGGAAGCGGGAACAGTTGCGTTGGCTAGACCCGCCTCTTCATACTCGGTGTAAAGTTTTTCAAACTCTTCACCGTACACGTCAGAAAGTCCCTTGGCCTTATCAGGACAGAAAAGAGACCAATCACCTCCTTGCTCGACTCGTTTCATAAACAAATCTGGTATCCACATCGCGGTGAATAGATCCCTGCAACGAGCTTCCTCGTCGCCTTGGTTAAGCCGAAGTTCCAAGAAATCCATAACATCAGCGTGCCAAGGTTCGAGATACATAGCGAATGATCCCTTTCTACGACCTGCCTGATTGACGTATCGCGCGGTTGCGTTAAACACGCGAAGCATGGGAATAATACCATCTGACTGACCATTTGTACCTTTGATACGAGATTTATTGGCTCGGATATCATGAATATGTAAACCGATACCACCAGCCCACTTTGAAATTTGAGCACACTCCGTCAAAGTTTCGTAAATGCCGTTGATTGAATCTTCCTTATTAGCAATCAGGAAACATGATGACATTTGTGGACGAGGAGTTCCCGAGTTAAATAGGGTTGGAGTTGCGTGGATAAACATACCCTGACTCATCTTATCATAAGTCTCGAGTACGGCTGTAATGTCCTTACCGTGAATACCGATAGACACGCGCATGAACAAATATTGTGGCGTTTCCATGAGTTTTCCTTCATATTTCTGAAGATAGCTCTTTTCGAGTGTCTTTAATCCGAAATATCCAAATTCAAAGTCTCTATTCGTGATAATTTGATCTTTTACTTGTTGTGCGATTTCAGCTACTTCTTCTGTGACTATATCAGCTTTGTATAACTTTTTCATCGCGATATGAAAATTATTCGGGGCTATTTTTTGAATGTTACTGGCTATTATACGCGTTGCGAGTATTTCGTAATCTGGATCACGAGTAATCAGTCCGATACAAATTTCGGCTGAGAGAGTATCTATCTCCTGTGTTGTTATACCGTCATGTATACTGGAAAATACCTGCTGAGCTATCATTGACGCGTCTACACCCTTAGAAATGTCATAAGGGTCGTGGGTTAGTTTGGAGATCCTGTTGGTGACCTTATCAAATTTGACGTCTTCAACACGACCGGACCTTTTGATTACTTTCATTATATTGCTAGTACTATCTAATCTTTTAATTACATTTGAAATCGACACTCCGGACTGGACTGGACCTACCGTTTCGGCGTATCGATTGGGAGCTAAGAATGAGGTGTTCACATTGAAGGGGCCAGCCTCACCCGGTTTGGATACAGGAGGATAAGACGCGATGAAGCAATTGGGGGCCTCACACACAGGCTTTTCATAATTGCATGGTTTGGTATTGTAAGCTTCATCAAAGTCAGCGATGTTCAACATTTAATATCTACATAGACTTTTTTTCCTGGAATATATTAAATGTGTGATAGACTTCATCTGAATTCAATTCAACAGACTAAAACTCCCCTCAATAGTTTATTCTTCTCGGAGTTCAATGTCAATATTCTCCAGCGTGCGATACGTCAATCTTTCAAGAATGACACAGGCATTTCCATAGACTACCAAAATTCGAGTGATATTTTTGCCATCATGCGATCCGTGTTCATAAACAATGCCGGAGATCATAATAGCCGTGTAAATGAACAGGTTAAGAAGATGAACCAGATCGTCATTAATACCGCGACGCAGCAAATTCGTTCTGGTGTTGCATCGTATCTAGGTTATATCAAGGATATTGATAGCGTAGCTATACCTCCCAATTTACCCCAGAACACGAGCACATACGGTGCAAAAATGGAAATGAGCCGACAGATTGGAATTTAAAGAATTGATCAGAGATATAGACAAGGATAATGTCACTCAATTATTATAAAGATGAAACAGAAAAGATATGCAAATCCAAGGGGTGGGATAGGGCTGAAATAAATACAGTCTGGCTACTGTTAACCGAAGAATTTGGAGAATTGGCGTCGGCTATACGTCAATATAAGCGAACATTCAAGAAGATGCACGTTAAAAAAGAGAAAGGTGTCGACATAATGATGGAAATGGGCGACGTATTCTCTTATTTATTTCAACTTGCTCACATGTTAAACATAGATTTAGATAAAATGTGGCTTGAACATGGTAAAAAGATGACACATAAAAAATATATATCAGGTTAATATATAACATGAGTAGTTCTATGCTCAATGATGAAGATACCATTAATAACATAAATCCATTTGTAGTTAATGATTTTTCTTTACCAGGAGCTAAAGGTGAAAGGAGGAACTTTGAAAAGTTCAAGTCTGAAGGTGAGATCATCATGCAAGACATAAAAGAAGAGTCTCCCATGTGTGATAGCATTTCCTCTAGTGGTTGGGGAGCTGTCGAAATGTGTAGTGGTATGAAAAATCCATGTACGTTATCTAGACCTCTTATTCCAGGAAGAAATATAGATATCGGGTTTACGGATCAAGTTGGAAAGAAATACACCGAAAAGAAAAGGGAGAAAAAAGTTAACATAATTGCCACTGTATCTATTCTATCGATTCTTCTATTAATTTTAAGACGTTATAAAGTTTTATAAGCTTCCAAGTACTTCTACAGTATTTTATGATGTAAGGGATGGTTGTTTCGCATACACATCTCGCGAACTTTCGTTGCCATGCGTGCTTTACGTTAATATATGGTGGGATAAACGTCGGATCTAAGATTTTTGAAGTATTCATAATACGAAGTATAGAGTAAATGTTAGTGTTTTCACACATAACATTATCCAATGCGATCAATGTCATTTCGCGTATGACATCGATCGTTTTTTCAACTTTATCATCAAGAAATTCTTCATACGGAATCGACTCTTTTTTCGATACGAAATCTCTGCCATCCACCTATAGCCTTAGCTTTAAAACATGTAGTCGAATTACAATATCCTAGACCACTCACATATCTAGAATATTTAAGTTCTACGTTAAGTTCCCCGTTTCGGTCGATGAAAGTATGAGCCTCCTTAATGAAGGAAGGCATATGTATCGTATGACTTTATATTAAAATTTCTTCTCTAAATCCCTTTTTTACTTTTAATTTCAATTTAAAGAAAATGGATGCCTAAGTCCTTAAAATGTTATTAAAAAAGTTATGTTTTCTTCTATCTCGAACAACACGTTCTCGTACATCCTGACGGTAGATGAATTTAGGAACAAGATTCCCGAACGAATCCGCCCGTCATGGATTAAGCTCACGACTATAACGATGGTGTCGTCATTTTCAAAACCAGTGGACGTTGCTAGGATAAGAAAAGCTTTTGAAAAAAGTGATGTTATCTTACATAAAAATGATATCAACGCTAAGGGGATCGTATGGAAATTGAAACCAACTTCATTTTACAATCAGATAACTTTAACGTATGAAGATGTATACAGTATCAAGTCTGTGAAAATATTTCCGAATGGGAGTATTCAGGTTGCGGGTTGTAATGATGTCGTGAATTGTAAACATATAATCAAGAGTCTCAGTTATATGTTAAAACTATTCGATCCCGAACTTGAAGCACTCGATAAGTCTTTTAGGGTTGTGATGATTAATTCAAATTTCAGTTTGAATTATAACATCAATCTCATGAAAACCGCCTCACATTTTGAAAAATACAGTGATCTATTTAAAGTGTCGTTCGAACCCGACAGGTACTCCGCGGTGAAAATAAAATTTAAACCTTCAGAGGATATGAAGGAGATTACTACCAGTATTTTTAGTACAGGTAAAATCATTATAACAGGAGCGGAAACGTTGAAAGAGATTGCGTTTGCTTATAACATAATCAATCAACATATAAACGACGAGGGGTCTATTCGGGTTTCTAAAACTGAGACTGAGGATATGTTCAACATATTCTCAGGATACGATGTCGATGAATCTGTTAAAAAAATTAAATCGTTAGGTTTTTCATCTTGGATGAACACGATAGAGAATAGACAAATTAATTTCTAATTGTAATATAAATGTCTCAACGTTTAGGAATGGCTGATGGCCGTTGTTTCACGGTTTCTAACTCGTCCAAATTATTTGATAACTACGTTATGGAAAAAAATGGTATTTCTTATGAAGATAACTACAAGTATCGCCAACTTCTCCAAAAGCAGGGCCCCGCCGCTTTCAAAAAGGTTTTAAATGAAACCAACGACAAGTGTGGTTATTGTGATAGCAACATAAACATGTCTAAAATATACTGAGTAAAATATCCAAATTTAAAGTCCTTATAACGTACAGGGATGACAACATGTGCCATATGCCTCAATACAGTGAGAGAAACAAGACAAAATAAACCAATCAGGTGCGGTCATTTGTTTCACTCACACTGTATAGAGAAGTGGAAAGAACGGGGCAATCAAACTTGCCCCGTGTGTAGAAAAATTTTCGATGGTGAAAATTTTAAAGTGCAAGTTACGATACGTAATATGTTACAAGAACGAACAAGTAATCTAATGGTGGGAGATGATTTCATCTTCGATGTATTAGATATATTTTTTGACGTATCAAACGTACCAGATATTGAAAGTTTACTTTCTGACTTTGGGATGAGTGTGTCCGACTTTGACACCGCCGTTTTTGATACAGAATGATCCACAATATTTATTATAATTCATACCTGGATATTTCCTACTCGTAGTCCTCGGATCTTTTATGAGTTTTCCCGTAGCTCCAGTCATCAAAGGGCCTGTTGCCCAACCACGTTTATGGCTAAAAAATTCAGCTTTAAACGTTATAACTTTACCAGGAAGCAATACTTTAGCAGCACGCTTGATTCTCGCGACAGGAACTTTAAAGAACTTAGCGATACTTTCATGTGTATCACCCTTTTTTATTTTATACTCGGTCTTGCTATGCTGTTTATAAAAATGAAAATCTCCATGACATAAAGTGTTAGTTGATTTGCAGGTGGAAACGAACATCATAATTTTATAAAATGTGGGTTTACACTTTTTATCAGCTTTCTCAACGTACACCTTTTTAGGATTATCCGTCAAAACAAGTTTTGGCAATTTACCACAGTTTCTATATTTACTGAAAGCTGATGTATTTGTCCGTTCACCAGGCTGACTTTTTGACATTCTATATTTTTTGTAATCATTCACCGCATATGCGTAGCAATTATTATTACCCTTACCTACAGGCCCATCCCACCTCTTCATCGTGAAAATATGTTCAGAACCATTCGGGGGAGGACTATTTCTCATTATATTAACCTTCGAAAAAAAATATTCACGACTAATAAATGATCAAGGAACTCTTCAACACTCGCAAGGCTGCCGATATTATCACCGAGATTCTCATCTTCGTGCTCGTGATTCTCATATCCACTTTTATCCTCCGTTTAACCTGGAACAACTCCCTCGTTAAGCACATAACCGTCCTCAAGAAGTTAGACACTTTCTTAGACGCGCTCCTACTCTCCATCTCCCTCGCCGTCATCCGTGGTATTTAAAACTCTTTAAATCCTACAACCTTTTCACCGGTAGGGCTGACACTGGTAGGGAAGGCTTTCATGCCATCGCACCCACCCTTGGAGCAGTCGATGAAGGTGTAAGGCTTTCCATTTTCCTTCATGTAATCAATCTGTTTACGAGTCCATCCACAACCCATGGTCCCGTAAATTTTCCAACCATTTCCAGATTCCTTCCTGGATGTTGCGGGTTGGAGGCAATATAAAATTATCACGACGACGAGGATTGCGGCAAATAAAGCTATCATTTACTAATTAGGTATAAAAAAATTACGCCAGCATAATATATGCAAAATGAAAGACATCTCGTGGTCGAAGAACCCGATGGATCTGTGGCTATAGCTTTCAATGAAGAGGTTGCCGCACCTCCACCACCACTTCCACCCCCCGAAATGTACGGGCCTACGACCACGACGACGTTTCAGATTTTTAATAGAATATCACCCCGGTCGTACGTGCTCTTGTCGTATATATTCATGATTGTCATCTGGTATAAATTTGGCTCTTTTCATGAGAATAATAGATATTATCAATTTCGCTGTTGATAGTATCTACGACGGGGGCTCTACATACTGAACATTCAGCATCAATAACAGTTATAGTGTTTCATGGTACGTGTGCAGGGTCTTATGGTGGTACCATTTTGTGTACTTCGAATGTGGGAACAAGCCATTTACCAATTTTCAATCGCTATGATGTGTATGATCGCATTTAATACATGCACTCAATTAGCCGAGCAAATCTCATAAGTTTAGAGACGTTCAATTCGAGCATTGGCACCACCCACATTGGGACGCGTTCTCATATTATTTCTAAACTTTTTCCAGTTTTCCTTATGAATCTTCATGCGTCTCTCGGTTGGCTGCTTTTTGTTGTTCAAGAGACTCTTCATATAATCTATCGCGGAACGTCTATAGGCATTTCTCGAGTTCATATTAATACCAGATACGTTTACCTGCTTGGTTAGATACGCTTTCTCTAGTTGATTACGCCTAGAAAGTTTCCAGTTGCGAACCATACGATCCTCTATATTTTTTACGTCTTTCAAGAAAGGTACGCCAAGCTTTTTGTTTCTACTCTTATTATTGAGTTTATTTATAGCCGTTTTAACATTTCTAACGTCTTGGTTTAAGTTTGGCTTGTATCTATTCATCCATTTAGATCCATACAAGCCAGTTAATCGTTTCTTAATCGATGTATCATTAATTTTCCTCCTTTCTACGGCGAGAGCACGATTTAAATTTTTGGCGAGATTATTGTTTTCCTTCTTTTCATTTTTCTTTTTTTGGCGTACGGCCTTTGGAGATAAAGGTTTGGGTTTGGGAGCTGCGGCTATGTTATTTCTAGCCTTTTGTATTTTGCGGCATATGATAGGAACCGTGTCCTTATCATTGACACTAACCTTCATCATCTTAGCGACACGTAAAAGCTCCTTTTTGGGTTTGCTCGTACACAATCTTCGCCCAACCTTGAACGTTTTGTTTGATCCGGGTAAAGGTATATTTTTGCCGGTATTGGTGTTTTTAATGGATACCGGCTTTTTACCAGTTATGTTGGATATCTTTTTACATATATCATTCTTTGTTGCCTTTTTGGTTCTACCATCGACACCCTTTATCCTAAAATTAGTCACACCAAGTTTACGGGCGAGATTCTTTAATTGTTCCGCGTTCATGGTTCGTTTACACTTAGCCATGTCTATGTTAACAGCCTTGATTTCGTTATTATTGAGTGCCTTGTTTTTTGGCTTCGCTTTAGCCTTAGCCTTAGTCTTAGCCTTGGCCTTGGCTTTAGCCTTGATACCCTGGTTAAATTTACCAGTAACAACTATTTTACCTTCATTGTATAAAGTCTTAACGAACGTTTTGGCGAAATCATACTTTTTAAGCATATCACCCGGATTTTGTACACCTAATATTTGTACATTTCCACTAATAGCTAAACTTAATTTGAAGCCATTTCCTTCCAAATAAAGGAAAGGTGAAAGTTCAGGTTCATAACTTCCAGAAATAAAGCCATACTTACGAGAATTGGACGTTATCTGTGTAAGACTCTCAGGTTTGAAATTACCATTAACCCTGAACTGACCACTTAAGTTGTTGTACTTAAATGGATTGTAATAGAACGCCTCTTTGGTCGTGTAGTTATCTACAACAAATCGTCGTATAATATCAGGTTGATTCGATATATCAGTTCCTAAGAAACCACCAGAGAATCGAATCTTTCCATTTTTGTATATGTTTACACTGAGCCCTTTAGTTTCACCCACGGTGTTGGAAAGAATCATCTTAAATTGAGCTGAAACGTACATTATATTCATGTTTCCCTTGAGTCCAAACTTTCTAGTATGACTCACACCAGCTTTGTTCTGACCATAACGACCAATTATTTCGATGGTATCTATGTAAAGACCATCTCCTACCATGGTTTTAGATAAGGGTCGCTTGGAAATAATCTTCTTTACATCGACGATCGTATCCTTTTGGTTAAAACCTGAATCGACGAGTGCGTTAAACATACCCGGGTTAAGCTTACTTATTTCCAACCCCGAACTTGGCACATCTGCGAATAATTCATTTATAGCTGTGGTATCTGGTTCGAAATCATCAAACTCACTCGTGTTAATATCAGCCTTTAACGCATTATTTACCAACTTATTAGTATTAACGTCAGCAAATTCATTCGCTAAGGGTGAATATTTGCGGTTACTTATCAAATTCTGTTGAAGACGTGGAGGGAACTTGAGAATTTGGCGCCATCCTTGTAGAAGGAGGGGTTCTGGAACTGGTTTGTCGGCGCTCCCTAGCTTTTATAACTTCCTGGTTACGCATATACTTTTCCAACTCCCTGCTATAATTGTTATTGTTATTTGAGTCTGAACTTATGACATCTATGCCAGAACGCCTGACAAATTCCCTGGCCTGTAGGCTCATATTACTAAGAACTGAGATTTTTTTATAAATCACACCGAAACTAAGTGTAATGTATAAAAAATTACCAATAAGCTAATAGCATGTCTGGATCATATTTTCTAAATTCCATATGAGCATTTTATGTCTGGGACTTTTTATACTTTCAAAATTTCCAAATATTTTAAGGATAAGATCATTATCGTCTATATTTTCTTTGGGAAAAGATTTATCAGTCTGCCTCATATATTTAATATAATCGGTTATGATGTATACTATAGCATCTAAAAATTCTTCTTTAGCCATCTCAAGCCACGAATTTGTAGATGTACCCCACGTGGTTGTATCGTCGTCTGCGCGTACACCATGTCCATATTTTTCCATCCCCATATGTAAACGCGCTCTTACTTCTTCTAAAACACCCATACAATTATATAGTCGTTAAACTTTAATTGTTATTTTTTGGTCTGAGAGACCTTACATTATTTTTAGGTTTTTGTGTTTTCATAAGCGGAACAATTGGTGGTTTACTAAATACGATTTTAGGTTTTAGTACATCCATGACTATTGTGGTATGACATTATTTTCATAGGAAGTTTACATTTCGTATGGAAATAGGTGTATTATTAAAATTTTTAAAGCTAATTACTCGTCGATCATACACTCCTCCTCCTCGTCAGCATCACCTTCAGAGTGGGCAGTCTCAATACCCTGGAAAGCGAAAGAGGGAAGCTTTTGGGATTGTTCACAAAGAACTTGGGAAAGGCGTACACTGACACCAAACTTGTTATCGATGAACCAAATCTGATTAAAGTCGACGATGCACATACACTTTTGACCCTTCTCGATACCATCAACGGGCATGGATTGGTGAGAAGAATCGTACGCTTCGGCGATGAATTCTCCGGAAGGCTTAGTCATGAGCTTGAGCTTCATGGTAGAGGGATAGTCGTCCTTACCTGGACGAACTAGAGGCTTGTATAGAGCCTCCTTGATGACCTCGATGTTATACGACTTGCCGAGCCATTCCTTGGAGTTATCAGCAACTGTTTTGACGATACGCTCATCGAGTTGCTTGAGCTTTTCCATGAGATCATTGCCCTGCTCATTATCACTGTCGAAAGATAGATCGAGAGAATAGGAAGTCTTATTGGTCGCCTCGTCTGTGAAAGCGCTCAGACCGAAAGGGGAGCGCATAAAAGGGAGTTGAATGTAAAGTTTCTTGTTTTCTGGTGCGTTAATGTATACGGTCTTTCCACCGTTCTTGTTCTTCTTCATCTTGGAGAGAATTACGGTAGAGGGTTCAAAGTGGTCATAACGCTGAATAATGTTGGCCATTGTCGGTTGCTTATATCTTCTATAGGAGATGAATCTTTAAGCAACATTTTTTTTCGTATTATAAATAAAGATGGTTAGATCGTCGAACAATGCTACCAAACTAAACATAATCATATTCACCATACTCGTAATATTCTTATGTGGACTCGGATACTATTTTTTAATAATGAAAAAGGATGATAAACCACCCCCTAAAAAATCTCCGGAATCGTCCCCAGAATCAAACACCAATGAAGATCGGCTCATTCTTACTATTACAGAAAATGGTACATCACTTTCAGAAGGTTACCAAATTATGCCTAAGAGAGAAGGTTATATTCAAATGCCGGGCGTGTGGAGGTGTGATGACGAGGGAGATGATATTTCAGGTGATTCATTAGACCCAAATGGTCAATTGTGTTTATCATACGATAGTGTCGAAACCAATGGTTTGGCGTTTGTGTACGATTTAACTTTAACTGGTATTCAAACTCCTATGATTTACACCGAGTGTCCAGAAGGGGGTCATGAATGTTGGTTTGTTGAAAAATACGATAATGAGGGTACTTTAACTGGTGTTGTAAACAAGGAAGGTGATAGCATGTTGGATAAAATGATTGATGATGTATGGAACGATAAATGGGATATAAATGAACCAATATTTAAATGGGCGATCGACAATCTAGAGTTCAAGGATGGAAAATTGATTAGTAAAAGCGATATTAGTCTTGGAACAACGACGATACCCCGAGGAAATGTCGTTAAACCGGCGACCTTAGGTATCCAATATTTCATATTTTTGTTTATCTCTATGAAATATGCTGGTACTGAAAAACCTTATAACGTCGTCTTGAAAATTAAAAACGGTAGAGATACGTTTATGATGTTCAAAAATCGTGCTGTTCAGTTTATGGAGCCCTCTGAGGACACGAATTCATCTTGATACTTTTATTTTTTTTTCGTATTATAATATTTTTTTCTCGTACTACATTAACAAATATAATGGGTCTTTTCAAAGATTGTGGATGTGGATGTGATGGTAAAAAGCAGGAGAAAAAGTTACTCATTTCTATCATGGCTGGTCTATTATTCTTTATAATAGCGAACCCTGATACCTTTCGTCTCATGAGGCGCATGCTTGGAAATTGGGTAGCCGGACCTAACGGATGCCCTACTACCAAGGGGCTCGTGTTACACACTGTAGTTTACATTCTCATCAGTTGGGGTATGATGAACGTAAATAGTGAAGCGTATACAATTCCAACTATGGGGGGTGTCAAGGAGCCCGAGCCCGAGCCCAGGCCAGAGCTTAAGCCTATGCCTATGCCTAAGATGAAGTCATTACCTGAAAGGCCAGTTCGTATGGCTGACATGCCAACGCCTACTCCCGGTAAAATGGATATTGTCGGTTTTACTGACAGTGGGGCGTCTTTCGGTCATATGGATATAAACGAAGGTGTTGATTTACCTGCGCGCATGAGCAACAAGAAGTCTACTTCTTGCGCATGCACAGATGGTAGCGAAGTCACTATTTCTCGTTAAAATTCTTCGTCGAATGCGAGTTCGGTAGTTTCATCTATCTTACCGTAATCACCTACACGTTTTTCAAAAAAATTAGTCTTACCATCTAGGGATATATTTTCCATAAAATCAAAGGGATTTTGAGTGTTCCAGATTTTATTGAACCCCGCTTGCTTTAACATACGATCAGATACGTATTCGATGTAATTTGACATCTTATCAGAATTCATACCAATTAAACTGCATGGTAAAGCTTCGATTATGAAAGATTTTTCGATTTCTACAGCTTCACGCACTATGTCGTAAACGATATCCTGATTAGGTTTATTTTTCAACATCTTAAAAAGTTCTATGGCAAACTCGAGATGTAATCCTTCATCTCTACTTATGAGTTCGTTGCTAAAACAGAGACCCGGTAACATTCCACGTTTCTTGAGCCAGAATATAGCACAAAAACTCCCGGAAAAGAAAATACCTTCAACACACGCGAAAGCTAAAAGGCGCTCACAAAATGGTCTATCCTTATCAAACCATTTCATAGCCCAATCAGCTTTTTCTTTTATGGATGGGATAGTTGTTATGGCTTCAAAAAGCTTTCTTTTTTCAGCTGAATCTTTTATATATTTGTCTATCAGTTTGCTATACGTTTCTCCGTGTATCATCTCATTGTGACACTGATACGCATAGAAGGAACGAGCTTCGGTAATTTGAACTTCGTCAGCAAAATTATTATTTAAATTTTCAAAAACAATACCATCCGATCCCGCAAAAAATGCCAGGACGTATTTTATGAAATGGCGTTCATTTTCACTCAAGTTTTTCCAATCGTCCATGTCCTTCGATACATCAACTTCTTCAGCTGTCCAGTTAGACATTTGCGCCTTTTTATACAGGGCCCACAGGTTATCATGTTCTATAGGGAAAATGGTAAACCTACTCATAGTAGGTAAAAGCATTGGTTCTGCTTCTTCTATGAATTCTTCAAATTTGAAATAATCACCCACGAGAGATCCATTAACGAATACTTGCGGGTACGTGGATGCTGCTACCCCGCAACGTTTTTTCAGGGTTTCTTTATCCACAATCGTTTTAGAGTACTCCAAATTAAGGTTTTTACATAAAGATTCAGCGTGTTCGCAATATTTACAATCCGCTTTAGAAAGAATTTCCACCCCCATACCGTGTGTTAATAGCTGTAAATATTTTTTGTCTGAAATCTTTAGATATGATTGTATTTTCAGAAATTCAGCCTGGTGATTTAGTAAAAATTTTTGTGAATGAGGATGGTGTTGAGGATGAAATGTATGGTGTTGTTGGTATGAATACTGGGTCGACGTTAGGTATCAAGTATCTCAATGCAACAGAATCCTTTTACAAGTCAGCGTGTGTGTATAAGATGAACGAAGAGATGTTGCCCGCCCCATATGAAAGTGTCATGGAACACCACACGGGAGAAGCAACTTTTGAAGACATTGAAATGAAACGTTTAGGTGACGATATGTACGCGTACTACAGCGAGATAGACATAGAAGACGAAGATAGTTATATATATGATCAAACCGACGAAGACACAGATTTGGAAGGTTTTGTCGTTTCTGATAGTGAAATAGATGGCAATGTGTCTTTACCACCGGATCACGAACTTGTAGATAAAGAATGGAACGAGTGGAAGCCTTCCAGCCCAGGATCTTTGAAATTTAAGGAACTGGTTAATAAAATTGAAGAACGTGCTAAAACTCAAGTAGATAATGTAAATTTTTAACTTAAGTGCGGAAAAAAGCTAGATAAATTTAATAATACATCGTAATGGATACAGAAATACTGGCTACTATTTGGGCTGATCTTGATCGCCTTAAACAAAAACCAACA